ACAAGGGTCACATATGTGGCCTCTGTATTCGCCTGTTTCGTGGTCGTGATCTAGCACTAGCTTACCCATACGTGTATCTTCTGCAGCTACCCCACAACACTCGCAATTACCATGAGCTTTATGTCCATGCTCTTTTTGTAAATGGCGTATTTGAAGTTTCTGTTCGTTAGCACAACACTTACACTTACTAGCATAATATACTACAGGGTCAAAGTTCTTAGGGTTACTAGTGTAGGATACATGAAAGTATTCCTCTGTTTCTGGAAACGTTTCTTTACATCCGTTACACTGGCGTACTCTTTGTCCCGCTTCAAAAGTTACAATCTTTTTCTCAACCTCAAACAGTTCTAACTGCATTATATTCCCTTCGGTACTTCCGCACAGTATGCCACTACGTATGCTTCTGGATTAGGTCTGGTAGCCATGTGACTATAGTAGATGTCATTAGCATCGTTCTGACACTTGTGAATATCTCGGTATGGGAAACCCTCTGCGTAAGAGAACATCCCGGCACCATCAATCAATACGACTACCAGAACCCACATTAGTCTAGCTTCTCTTGTACGTATTCGTAACCTTGCATTACTTTAGGTTCTACGTATTTGTATGCGTCTGCTGTAGCCTCTGCTGCAGCGACGATAAAGAAAAAGCCAACGATAGTTTCGATCATTCTAGATACTCCTTAAGTTCTGTGTACCCTCCGATGTAATCACCGTTGTGAAATATCTGAGGTACTGTAGTTATACTGCTGCGCTTTAATAAGTACAGCAGCCATTTGCTTGATTGCGATTGTATATTGTACTCAGTGTACTGCAGGTTGGCTCCCTTTAAGAGAGCCTTTGCCTGATCGCAGAAGTTACACTGATCACGTGAGATAATTACATACATTAAGTTAGGTCCACAATTTCACATGCATCACCAGAGCAAGCCATTGTCTGCATCGCTACAGTGTTGTCTTCATGTTCATACTCTGAAAGCTTCGTCCAGTCAATGCGCTTGGGCATGAACTCTAGTAGCTCTAGATACTGACCCTCAGTACAATCCTGATAGGGTGCCTGTTGGTAAGTATGATCTGAGTGTGGCAAAAATGACACACCTGACATCTCATCGAAGTGCTTGTACACGAATGCACCTACCTCTAGCCATTCATCATCTCGGACAGAGATAGTCACCGATGGTTTATGCTCACACCAGTGACGTTGATATGTTAGCCATGTCTCTAGCTGTTCGATAGCTGTCATATCATTACGTGTTACCGCATTCTCTGGTGACTTCTGAGGAAAGCTAAACACTGTTGTTGTGTCACCCTTGAACACGCACGGCTCAGAGGGAATACCCATATCAATCATGAACTTTGTCAGAGGGTCTTTATTGTCCCCACGGACAGTACGAATATAGTAGGGGCTATGGCGAGCATGAATACCACTAGCTGAGTCAACCAGTTGCGATACGGTACCTGATGGTTTAACGCATGTGATAGCAGCAGAGGCAGGGATACCAAGGCGTTCAGCCCACTCGTTATTAGTAGCCACAGCCACGGATCGTAGATGCTCAAGTGTTTTCTCCAGTCCTTTGTTCGCTGATGTCATAAGAGGATTGTCCATTATCCCTGTAAGAGACACGCCAAGCAACCTCTCTTCCTCAGTATTTTTCTGCCACACTTTTCGCAGATACGGGAACTTGGTGAAGCTTGATTGAATCGTACCAAGGATCGTAGCCAACTTAACCTTTCGCTCCAAGTCGTCGATGCTATCAGTTGCACGAACAACACACTCCGTAAGGTTGCAGAACTGATAAGGACGCAGAATGATTTCGCTGCAGGGATTAGTCCCAAACTCGTAATTACTATCACGTCTACCAAACTTCTCAGCTTGTTTCTTAGATGCTTCACGGTTGAATACTCCACGCTCACCTGACTTAGATTCTACTAGCGCAGTCCACTCACGCATGAATGTCTCTACGTCTGGCTTCTCAGTGTACGACACAGAGTTGTTAGCTAGTGCGCGGTGCGCTGCAGTTTCCCACCACTGCCCTGACTTAGCGTGACGCATACGATCATCACTCAGGTTAGACAAAGAGATCATGGCAGAGCGACGAACACCACCAACCACAACAATCTGACCGATAAAGCACATCAAGTCATGACATTCTAGTGATGATAGTTTACGTCCTTGCGCACCCTTGAATGTGGTAACAGCAAAGTTGAATAGCTCAACCAGTGGCGCGGGGCCAGAGGCACGTCCACCAAACGTTTTTAGTCTTGCACCTGCAGGGCGAACTTTGGTAACATCCCACTTAGGGATTTCCCCTGCCCACAATAGAGCAAGAACTTGACGGAAAGCTTTCGCCCATCCTTCCTTACTATCCTTCACGACGACTGTGGTATCACTCTCGAACAACTCTGGTACTTCTGGGAGCTTAGCGATATGCTGACGCTCGACGCTGAACCCGACACCAGTACCACACAAGAGGATGTACATGGCCTCGTCGAAACTCTTCGGATCATCGACAGGCAGATATGAACAGTTGTATCCTGCTGTGTTGTCACGCTCTAGTGCAGGACCAGCAGTCATCATCGCTCGCATGGATGGCATGATGTCTAGGCTCAAGATCGCATCACGAATCTGGTTAATGTACGAGTCATCTCCTGCGACTTTACGCACAACGTTATCCATGTAACGCTCTACTGTTTCGTCCCAGTTCTCACGTCCTTTACCATCGTAGTACTTGGCGTAACGTGACTTGTGAATGAATGATTGATAATCTGTGGGTAGCAAATTGCTCATCGGTTATCCCCGCTTCCTCTTAGTTTATTTCGTTTCTGTCTATCGTCTAGCTTCTGGATGTTAAGCTCAAGTACTTCTTGTAGCCCACGCCCATAGATGTTTGCTAGTGCAGTGGCATAGAATACCACATCACCTAGTTCCTTCATGATCTCTTCGTTAGCATACTTGTTGTTGTCGCGGATCAACTTCTTAATCTTCTCCGCAACCTCACCTGCTTCACCTACAAGACCAAGGGTGTTCTCAACCAAGCGATCCTGTCCCTCAGTTAAAATCTTCTTCTCAACCCAACCTGAATACAGGTCAGCCCAGTCTACTTCATCTGTACCAAAGGCATCGAAGTAGCCCATGTTATCTAAATCTTTCTCGCTTATCATTTCTTCTCCTTCACAGTTAAGCTCTCTATACTTACATCGTCTATGTCATACATGATACCACGTATTAGATCATAGACATCTTCCTCATGATCCTCCTCGTAAGCGGATAGGATATTGTTATCTTCATCTACGGTAAGAACGTATGAGATACTGTATTTCATTTATGCTTCTCTTGGTACACTTCTATTAGTTTGTTTAGATACCACTGTGCCTTTTGTAAATCCTCAAGGCCATTCTTATAACGGTAACGCCAGATGTACTTCATGATGTTACCCTGTAGGTAACCCTCTGCTTGCTCATTAGTAGCAGCCATGATTGCTTCGATAGCTTCTATACCACCTGTGTTGTAGTGGACAGGTTTGTTGACTGGATCGTTCATGCATTCCCCTGTGTCTTAGTCCATCTGTTAAGACGGATAACGTTGTCTTCTTTCTCATACCCTTCTTCAGCTTCTTGCTCTGCCATAGCTTGAGCATACTGATCGGGGAATATCTCTGCTAACATGTCGTGCTTATAATCGTCAAGCATGTCTAGCATATCTGGATAGTCTTGAATGTAAGCTAGGGCAGCAGCCATACTGATAGCAGCATCAAGCATGGCATGACCTGCTTCCCCAGTGTGCTTCTCTAACTCATTACCAAACGTGATACCTGTCTTTAGTTCGTAGGTCCACTTACCATCATCATCCAACACAGGTTTGATAACAACAGCTACCTCATCATCCTTAACTTTATACATCACGCTCTCCGTTTTACTTTAAGGCGTTGCTCTTTCATTCGCTTGCCTTTTTCTTTTAACCACTCTTCAGGTATAACACGGTGCGCCCACTTGAAGTTGTGCTTGTTACACCAATCTGAATAGCGAGACTTAGCGCCCTTGTAAAGCTTGGCGTTAGCATTACTAAACACAAAGCGAATGTCTAAGCTAGGATGCTGCTTGGCTATTTCAAGGTGCTTGCGTCTATCTGCAGCACTGAACAATCCTTTAGTTTCGATTATGATTCCGTTGTCCAACTCAAAGTCTGGCGTGTACGTGCGATACTTCAAGTCTTCCCATTCTATCTTCAGCTTCTCATAAGCTACAATCTTTTGACGGGACTCTAAGAAAGCAGCGGCCTCTTGTTCGAGGCCACTACGATAAGTTCTTTTGTTGTGTCTACGCGGCAAGTCCATCACCTACAAATACGTAATCAACATCTGGTGGGTTCGGTGACTTAGAGACACGGCTTGGCAGCGTCTGTAGTGTAGGGTGACACTTGTGTTTGAAGTCACAGAATCTACACTCCCCGGGTAGCACTAGGTTACCTGATGGTTTCTTGTAGTAAGTCTCAGGCACTGGCTCAAAGCAACGCTCGAAGGGTTCGTCGTTGTCAATGTAGTCCACTAGGTTTTGAATGTCCTGTAGTACCGCATCCTTGTCTACCTCAGATGCATCTACGTACTTGAACTCACCGTTACCTTTGTTGACTACCCACCAACCACCAACATCTTTACCTGCTGCTGTGGCGTAGCCTACTAGCTGTGCAACATAACCAAAGCCATCGCTCTTGCTTAGCTTGTGGAAGTTTTCAAACTTATTCTTGTAAGACCAAGGTGACGCAGACTTAACGTCATCAATCTTACCGTTCATCTCCATGTCGTACTCGCCTTTGATCTCTCTACCGTTATCAAGCTTGAGTGTAACACTGTCGTTGTCTTTGAAGTCCTGTCCTGCTGCACGTAGTAGTCCCTTGAACACAGCCTCAACGATGTCGCCAAGGATCATGTTCATCAGGAAGTGGGGCGGGAACGGTGTTCTATCTTCAGGGTCATTCTTCTCAAACCACAACTGGCATTTAGGCTTACCAATATTAGACATGCGCAAGCGGAAGTCATCTCTAGGTCCAGAGTTGAACTGCTTATTCAGCGCATCCTTGACATCAGAGGCAACCATGTCGGCTACCTCGTCAGTCATCTTGGCCTTACCATCCATGGCTAGTTGCAAGAAGCTATAGACCGCTAGTTCTGCGGGATGGTTCATCAGTCAACGTCCACGAAATCGTTGTTGATAATGTCTGACACCATCGCATCATCTGCAGGTGACATAGCTTTGTTGGAACGCTCATGGTGTAGATCAAGAATCTTACCGTTGCTGTACTCAATCAATTCGATAAAGTCTTTCAGCATATCGTTGTCACCTTCAGAGATGTCAACACGATCACCTAGTGATGCTTTGATGTAACCAAACTTAGCACCACTTGCGATACTACCTTCTACTCCGTCAAGCTGAACAGTAGACATAATAGGCAGCATGTTCTTGCGCTGCAAAGAAGTAAGTACACCGTTGATAGACTTGATAGAGTCACGGTTCTTTACATCCATAACGAAGGGTACATCTACGTAGGAATCAGTAGGTAGTGCCTCACCCTTTTCGTTCATGGGCTTTAGCAGTGTGATTGTACCGTAATAGATATTAACCTTCTTAACGCTACGAATGATAGCCTTTGTATCATCAGGCACAGAGTTCCAGTCTTCGATGTAACCAGATGGTCGGCCCAAGTTTAGCCCACCGATGTTATCCTTCAAGTCACCACTCAGGGTGTTAGCTTGTACAGACTTTTCCATCTCGCCTGTCTCGTCATTCCAACGCTGCCACTGTTGACGCTGCGCAAAGATACGCACCTCTACACCATCACTGTAAATCTTTTCGTCACCCTTGGTCATGATGAAAGACCCGACAGATACTACCTCTGTCTTAATAGTCTTACCTGCAACATCCATCTCACCCATGATAGGTGCGTGTAGCATACCGATACGTGCGATTGAAGGTGTAGCTTCGCCGCCTGATGTTGATACACCCATAAGCTCTGCCATAGATTGACCGCGTTCTGCTGCGATTGTTAGTTCATTACTCATTTCTATACCTTTCTATAGAGTCAAAGAGGACTAAGTTATAGCTCAAACATCAACTGTGTCAAGCCAGTTGGGACCAATTTTTGCTTCTAATAATAGTGGCACATTCATCTTGATCCCATATGTTTTCTCTACAAGATCGTTGATCCCGTTGTTAAGTAGTTGAACGATATGTAATACCTTCTGCTCTTCATCAGGGTGTACGTCCACAACCATACTGTCATGCACGGAGTTAACTACAACAGAATGTAGTGGCTGTAACAATTCGTGAAGTCTGTTGAGTACAACAGGTACCACGTCACCAGTAGCAAAACCCTGCACTGGGTAGTTCTTGATCATGGTGAAGTGACTAGGTGAACCGTTGTCTCTGCGTTTACAATCTGGGAAAGCATACTGTCTGCCTGACACGTTAGTGATCTTCTGAAACCGTATGGCCTCATCACCTAGCGTCTTGTGCCATGCTGCTATTCCTCGGTACTTTTCGACGAAGTGATTGTAATAGGCGGCGACAGCTTTTGTACGTCCAAATCCAGTGGCTCCAAAGAGGGGAGCGAAGGTGTGCGCCTTTGCTTCTTGGCGGGACGTTTGTTCCCCTGCTTCAGTAATGACTTTCGCTGTGTACGAGTGTACGTCGAATCCTGTTGCAATTTCTTCCATCGCCGTTTCGTCCTGCGCGAGGAACGCTGCGGTTCTGAATTCAAGTTGGGCAAAGTCGGCCTCCATGATTTTCCCGTTGGGCCACCGTGATACAAACACTTTCTTAACTGGGAATGTACCACCGCGTGGCATGTTCTGCATGTTAGGGTTACGCCCACTGAAACGCCCAGTGGCTGTAACGTGTTGGGTTAGACCTACATGTAGGAACCCATCTGGTTTTGTAAAGTTTGATATACCCTCTACAAAAGAATTAAGGTAGCTACTAACAGCAGACAAGCGTTTGAGATCAGCAAGAAACTCTGCCGCATCATGCATCCCACGATTTTTAGCAGTCGCTTCCAACGACTCAAGGTTACCTTTGCTTGTACTAAAACCATTCTTGCTAACCCAATCTTTACTTGGGGCTGTGAAATTGAGGCCCGCGACTTGAGATGTTTCTTCCAGTCTGAAGCCACGTGCTTCGCAGTCCTTACATTTGTTCGGTTTGGCATACTTTGTTCCATCCTTCTTTACTTTATACGTTTTCCCTTGACCCTCACAGGTCGGACAGGTGTACGCTTTTGTCCTATAGATCGTCTGACTGTTGGCGTTGACTGCTTCTTTAAATTCTTGAACAGTTTGCGTATGGTCAAAGAGGCCATCCCAGTCCTTCTTATTATTGATCCGTTTGGAGAATACCACCTGCGACATTTGCTCTGGCGAATTAAGATTGATAGGGGTGTCCCCCATAAGTTGCCTGACTTTCTTTTGCAGACGTGTTTCGATCTCGGCTTTCTCTTGTTCAAACTCATGTCTTACTCGCTCCAACTCTTGAAGATCGACTCTGATTCCTGACATGTACATTTGGGTAAGGGTTCGGCAGGTATCAAAGGTTGTATCTCTAATTGTGTGGAGAGAGGCGCTGTCTGGCTTGGCGTAGTCTGCTTCGATAGCATGGTACAACTCGCAAGTAGTAAGTAGATCGTGACGGAGATAAAAGCTAAGCTCCTTGAGAGGTATCTGTGAAGTTTTATATCCCTCTTTGAAGTATCGTTTAAGTGTATCATCTTTCTGTACCTTCAGTTGTCTACGCTCAGCACATGCCTCTAGGTTTAACGGTGTCCGTTGTCCACGATCTAGTACATACTCTGCTAACATGGTGTCATAGATAGCGCCATCATACTTGTATCCACATTCCCACAACCACATAAGATCGTGCTGTGCGTTGTGCATGATAAGCAACGTAGTCATGTCTAGGATTTGCTGTACAAACGCACGTCCTTTACCTGTCGTATCCTTAGCTTCATCATGATCTATATTAACAATCCAACGTTGACTAGGATCATCAGCATTAAGCATACCCACCTGCACTAGATAGTTGTCAGGCTCATACGGGTCCATGTGTTTCTTGCCATCACGGACAAGGCTGTTGTTCTCTACGTCTAGTACTAGTCTCATGTCTACCTCACGCTGAATAGATAGAGCGTGACCCATCTAGCTGACAGGTAATCTTCCCTTGGAATCCATTCAGTTTATTCTTGGCAAGGTTCAGGTAACGAATGGGGTCTTCGTCTTCACCCTCTGCTTGCTGTGTCTTCCCAATCAGTATCATCAGGTCTGCTTCTGCAGCTTTCCCGGTTTTACTTCCTTCCATCATGGCTTGGTTTAGGTCAGCCTTACCTTCAGCTTCTGCTGATAGCTGCGACATCCAGATCACACAACAGTCATACTGCTTAGCGATGTTACGTGCATGGATAGCAGCGGTCTTGAGTGTGATGTCGCTACGCTCACTACTAACATCCGCGAACTTGTCACCCATGTCAAGCACTACGATGTCAGGCTTCTCTTGTTTTACCACAGCCTCAACCCACGCCATGTTCTTACCTGTACTATCCTTGAACATAACATTCTTACGGATAGACTCATAACGTTTGTGTGCTAGTGCTTTGTTCTCACGTACCTCAGTCATAGTCATGTTGGCAGAGGCACTGATGTACCGTGCAGCCACACGTGTGTATGCTTCCTCGTTACACAACACGATACACTTGGCACCCTGATGTGCAAACCCTTCGGCCCCTGCTAGTAGAGAGGCATGGAAAGAAGTTTTACCAGTATTGGGACGAGCGCCAACCAAGACAAGATGACCACCGCTAACGCCTTCAACCCGCCGCGCGAGTGACCCGATGTTAAACTTAAACCGCGATTCCAAAAGCGTTGCATCAAGTATTGTGTCAAGGCTATTGTCATCCCAGTCAACACGAAGGTTAGGAGTAAAGTCATCTTTGAAATCCTCTAGTAGTTTGCGCAGTGGTTCAAGACTGCTCTCTGTACCGTTCACAAAGTCGAAGCCAAGGTTAGCAACCTGATCACCGACATACTGTTGGAACATCTGAGATAAGGTGTCTTGTGCTATCTCTTCTTTGATAGGCTCAACAATCTCTAGTCGCTTGAACAGATCGTCGTATGCACCACGTGTAGCTGTAGTCATGCTTGCGTTCATGCGATTGAACACAGCGTACAAGTCAGCAACGCTTAGGTCTACGTACTCATACGCTTCCATCGCTGCGTCAAGGGATTGCTTGATCTTACGAACATCCTTGGTAAAGATTTTGTCAGGACATTTGATGCCCTTGTGTCTGTCGTAAAAGTCACGATTCAGTAGCGTCTTAACTAGAGCTAGTTCCATCATCGTCTTTGTCTCCTATTAGTATTCTGTAATAAACTTCCAACGCTGCCAAGGGCCACATCACTGCGAACCGCATGGGCGCACCTGTATCTTCCTCGTCTACAGGTGACGCTAAGTAGCGCAAGAAGGGTATCACAAACAAGTATGTAAATGCAACACCGTAAAAAAAGTTAATCATGTTTTCCTCTATATGTATACACAGTTCACCACTGCTCTATACTTTGCGTTACTGCATGTGGTACCTGTGTGTTTCTCCATCGCATCGAATAGCACTAGCCTGTTAGATACAGACTCAACCTTCTCACCTGTCTCAAACTTGGTGTAACCATCGTTGTCGTTAAGATAGAATAGTGAAGACTTAATCTTAACATCAGGTGGTACGTACAGAGAATCAGTGTGCCACCCGTTCTCAACTACATCAGATGTTCGATGCGTTATGTTTATCTTTAGACGCAGCATAACCCAAGGGTCTATTACACTTAGTATAGGCTGTAGTATCTGTACAGATGTAGGCTGCTGAACGTAACCGTGTGCAACAATAGGATGTACAAACTGAAAGCTGTCTAGCTGATCCTCTTCTTGATCTTCAATCACTTCGTTTGAGATGAAGTAAGGTACCTCTGACTCGGAGTTTAGGAAGTGATGCTGTATGAATGCGAAGTCCGTTTCGTTGATCGCGTTATCAATTACCTTTACCATTTGCCTTTGCCCTTTCTGCTGCACGTTGACGTTCCTCTTGAGTGAACGGCAGGATATGCTTTGTCTTGTAGTCTACCACTACCCCAGTGTTCCAACGTGAAGCTTCCTCTTCTGCTTTAGCTTTGTTGTTGAACAGCTTAGGCTTGGGATGATTCAAAAACCCGGATGTATTCTCAGGTACGTACATCCAGTCACCATCCACGTCAATCATTACTGCATACTGTGTCATTGGTTTCTCCATCATGTTTGCTCTGTCAATGAACCACTCATCAGGTAGTGGCTTGCGTCCCTCTGGTAGCTTACTCATTCTGTTCTCCTTCTGCATCCTCTACAGCCTTAACGAACAACATCTGTAGGCCATACTCGAATATCTTTCTGTAGGATTCCTGTAGCATTTCTACCTCTACAGTAGCAGAACCATCTTCATGCTCTGTAATCTTGTTTATGTGGATCATGTCACTCTTCATTTCTATCTCCTCCGCACATTGGGCAGGGATTAATCCCCTTAATCTCCGCATAACCAACACCATAGTCGTCATGCTTTACCTCTATGATGTCGTGGTTATTCAAGAGCCTGCCCATATCATTTCGCACTTTAGCGATAATCCAGTTTATATCTTCAGGCGTTTCGCCCCATAATTCTACAGGGCTAAATCCCCATGCGTCCCCTACTTCTTCTGTAGCAGGGTAAAACTCATGCACAGCGTAGTATGCTTCGCCTTTGGGGTAGATGTGCTTGATTAGTCGGTAATGCCATGTGCTCATTCTGCGTACATCCGTAATGCTTCCCAAGATACAGGGAATAGGTTCATCATCTGGTCTTCTACTAATTCAGCTACCTCACGTGTCTCTGCTTGTGTGTCAGGCTTACAGCGTAGGTGGCACATATCAGCAAACGCATCAAGCGATCCAGACCAGTACCACTCAGTCATCATAGACTGTGGCAATACCATACGTGCTTGTTCTGGGCAGACTCCAAGTTCAAGCATCTTCTGGTATGCTTCTAGCGCAATAGACTGAGAATCTTCAGGCCAAGAATTATAACCATCATCACCATCATACCACGCAACATTGATTGCAACTTCGGCATCAGACCCCTGCTTCTTGTCAGCACTACGCCCCCGCCATACAGGTGGTGTGTAGAACTCTGGTTCTTCATCTACATAACGGCGGCTGATCTCATTCCAACGTAGGAACTTATGTTTCACTAACTGCCGTGCCACAAAGACTGGAGCGCGTACATGAAAAGAAGCAAAGCAATGCCCAAAAGGAGAAGTATGCCGATACCTTGCAAGGTAACGAATAAGTCTGCTATCTTTCTGAACATCGAAGCTCTCCTGTTTCTTACCAAACGATACACGGGCTGCGTTGACTACTGATAAGTCGCTGCCCATGTGGTTAATATATGTTACGTCAATCATCTGCCGCAAAGCTCCTGTAAGTTTTCCATATCCTCTGGCATACGGTATTTAATATCATCAGACAAACTCAGGGCTAAAGCTTGTTTGCCTGTCCACAGTTCTATCTCTCTGCGGTATTCAATCGTCTTGCCTGTAGCGTCAGGGTCAAGAGCAATAACTGATCGGTTAAAGTCACCAATCCTAGCGAAGTGTTTATGATTCATGGTGGTACCAAGGATAGCCATGCATGTCACGTTGGATAACTCTTGGTGTGCAACGATAGCAGACACAACATCCTCAACAATCAGCATCACATCACCGTTACCTATAGTGTAGTAGTCAGCAGCACCAGTGTAGCGGTACCACTTGGGATGTTTCTTTTTACCTACTGCTCTACCAATAGCATCAATCATGGAACCCTTCTTGTTGTAGATAGGGAAGACGACACGCTCTTGCTGTACATCGTAGTAGGTACCACCGACGATACCCCAACGGCGCATGAACCTGTTGTGCTTGGTGTGTTGTGGCGTAGGTATAACTAACTGGGCGGGTAGCTCCATAGTCTCTGCCTCTTTAGGTTTGTTGTCGTTAGCAGCAGGGCGCATATGTCTACGTATCTCAGCAGCAGTCATGTCTGTATCGAACATACCACCCACATCGCAGCCTAGCTTGTAACAGTTATATTTCAGTTGACCTAATTCGCAAGTAGCAGAGAAAGTATTTTTTCCCTTACAGAAGGGGCAGTCTCCACGGTATGGACCGTTAGCTGATACAGACTCAGCGTACTCTCTGTGTAGTTTCCAGTTACTCTTCTTCATCGTTTCCTCTCGCTGCTAGTGCTTTAGTTGCACCGCTTAATGTGTTGACCATGTAGGGTTTTACTGACTGGATGTTCTTGTGTCCTGTCACCTGCATGATGTTAGCTAAGTCAACGCCACCTTCCATCATCTCAGTCACAGCAGTACGGCGTAAGTCCATGGCTGTAAGTTCATGTGGTAGATTAGCTTCGTCTAGTACCTCGTTGATAAGAGGTGATATTTCCTGTTTGTCATAAGGTGTATACGCACCCGCGCGTGGTCTAACACGGGGTGCTACGTAGTCTTGAAAGCCAAAGTCTTCCTTCTGTTGACGCAGCATCTTGCACAACCCCGAAGAGATCGGCAAATGTACTTCAGCGTTGCGCTTTGATTGAGTTAGATCAAGTTGGCAAACATCCAAATCCAACCTGTCCCACTTAAGTACACGCATATCACCGATGCGTTGCGCCCAGTCATATGCCATGTGTACAATCAATCCGATGCTGCGCCAACGGAAGTCACTGTAAGCAGTCTCAAGGAATGTCGTGACATGTTCACGTTCCCACACAGTACGGCGCGGTTGGGAGGTAACCGTTTGTACAAGTGCAACCGGGTTGTGAATCATCACGTCATGGCGCATCGCGTTTTTCCATGCGGCTGACAGCACGGACTTGCGATAGTTGGCAGTGCGATTACCGATAGTAAGCCACTGCTCATACGCTTGCGTCAGGTGACGCACCTTGAGATTCTTACAGCGATAATCCCCTAAGTCTTTGCCCTCAACCTTAGTGTCGAGTACTTCGTTTAGGTGAGACTCGTAGTCTTTCTGGCTTTGTGCGCTTAGTCTACGATATGCGGGGGAAAGGAAATAAAACCCGACGATCTCCGAAAGTTTGGCATTGGCCTTGGGGATATTCATGTTACCACTGTCTCCTTGTTTTCCAGTAGGACCAACACATATTGCAGTGGTCCCTACCAAATATTAAATCTATAAGCCATACGATGTTAGGCTTACTCTTCCTCTTCCACTCCCAGTTTCTTGCTGAGAATGTCTGGTTTAGACTGCCGCCTAGAATCACGTTTGTCAAGACGCTTAGTGCTATCGCTACTCGTCTTAGGTAGTTTCCCAATCCAGTGCGTAACATCATCATGTACATCATCTCTTTCTGGCATGTCGGTACCACAAGTATAAAGCTCCTACAAAATAAACACCTGCCAAAGTAAGTGGCAGTAGGTGCTTTAGAACATCGGATACCATACTTCGCCTCTGTCTATTGCTTCCTTAACTGGGACAGCCTCACGCTCTAGTCGCTTGCCTGTCTCGTTGTCACCCTTCCAGTATGCATCATCAGCACACTTCATTAACCAGTCATAATGCTTCTGACTTGGTACCACTCTCTGGTCCTGACTTGCATACATAACTTACTATCTCCGTTCTAGCACGTGAAAACTTTGTGGTTTGATCTGACTGTCGTACTGCCATCTTGTAACTGTCGGCGGTGTGATAAGCAAAGAGCTTACCACTTTTGTTGTCGTAATAGTTTACCCTATACTTTATGATGTCTGCCATTAGTCCATCCGGGATATGAAGTAGCCATCCGTAGTAGGAATAGCGATCATGGCATAGGGGTAGATCAATACGACACCACCGTTGCTTAGTTGAACCTGACCGTATGGCTTGAGTGGTTCGTCTTCCTCGTAGGGTGACAGGTACTCTTGCGTATCAGGATCAACTGCACCCTTGAACTCGAAGAGATTACCGAAGCCGTAGCGTTCAGTCATATACTCTAGCAGAGTGAAAGGGTACGCAGGGTTACGGCGCTTGAGAATGTCCCACTCCATAACCCAGAAGGGTAGTAGGCCGCAAGCTTCTTGCAGCCATGACACATCAGTGTCGGGATAGTCTTTGGTGTTCGGTTTGAACTTAGGTTCTAGCAGTGCCATGTTATTCATCCTTTGCTACCACCCACAGGCGGCGTGTGTGTTGGTCGATCTTACGTGTTGTGATCTTAATGTTCATCTTCTTTGCGTAGTTGAAGAAGCTAGGCAGTGACTTGCGTGAGATAGCTACGCTGTCACCTACATTCATGCGGTTAAGTAGTTTGTCGTAACCCTTTGAAGGTGCGCCTATTTTCTTACCTGCGTTTGAAGGTACTGGGATGTGTGATTCAATCATGTAAGCCATTATACTGTCTCCTCGTTTGATAGCTCAATTTTTACGTGATTACCGTGTGATGTTAGTGTTGCATTACCGTCTATGCATAGGCAGTAACCCTTAACAATTTCCTTTGTCAGTACGTGATAGCGTACGTAACGTTGACCTGTCACTGGGTGAGCTTTCATCTCACGTTTAAACTGAACTCCCCAGTCTTGTTCCAGATCGTTGATGCGGCGGGGTAGAGACATGATGTTGTACTCTACAATCGCTTCGCGGTTAGTGATGCTACCTGTTGTGTTCAGGTGCTTAAGGATAGTTTTAAGTTGTGGTTTCATCTTATGTCTCCTTTCTGATTTAATAAGATGTCGAATACTTATGTCGGTTTGATTTACGTATCAACCTTTTTATTTAGTATTCAAGAAAGTGTTGCAGCTTCGCAACAGTTGAACTCATACACAGCACGGGCAAATCCACGTGGCGTGGCTGAGCGAATGTCTTTGGTACGTTGTGACTTACCGCCTAGCTTTAGGTGTTGTGTGCTGTAGCCTGTGGGCTTGCACGTAGGTAGGCGGTGCGGCATACGGAAGTTGCCACCTGTCCAGAGGCATGTCTTTTTAGTGTATGCATCTTTAGGTGCGATGTAGTCAGGCCACCGTGGATGTTCTGCCTCTGCGTCAGGGATGTATTCGCCATACTCATATGGGTGGAACGTGTAGTTAGGCTTGCGCCACAGCGTGGATAGTCGGGACACTGGGTTCTCAATAAAGTATGGTATCTCTAGTGCCTCGAACAGTGACGCACACCAACGTGCATGGTTGCTTGCTTTGATCTGAAACTCAGGGTCACGCTCTGCCTTACGCTTGAAGTGTGCAGCACCCGACACAGCTAGGTCTGTGCATACTGGAAATGCCATGCCGAATACCACGTTCTCATTCTTGAATGCTCTGCGTAGATGTTCGATGTTGTCGATGTCCCACAGGTCCATGTGTCTGTAGATTATGGAACCGCCACTCTCGTAGTGGTCTACATGAGAAGTGCCTTGTCCGTTTTGTCCTTTACCCTTGTGTTGTATGTCAAAGGCAAAGCTTTGATACCCTGCCTCTGCCCATGGCTTGAGTGCTTCGCCTGTGAAGTCATATAGTGATAGTACGATACCTTTAGTCATAAGTTACCTCATTCTTTGGGACTGCAATACCTAGCAGTTCGCACAGTTCGTCATGTGTCTGCTGTCCTGAGCTAGACATGCGATCATATTCCCAACCCAAATCAGCGACTAGTCGTAGTAGTTTGTCAATCTTTTCTTGTTGTACTTGTGCCATGTCTTATCCTTCCTGCGCAAACCAACGCTGCGCCTGTTCTGGTGTAATCTTGTAGCGGCGGTCAGTGCCTACCTCTTGCATGATGTAGGGATACTTGCGGTTCTTGGCGATGTATTCCACAAGTTCTACCACCTTGCCTTGCACATGCGCGGCCTTGTCTATGTCTAGCTTGAACATCTTAGCCATGATGCGCAGTTCTTTCTGTGCTGAACTCTCGGCCCCTTCAATCTGTAGCGTCAGCTTGAATGTCACCTCTGTGCTACCATATCGTGCATTGCCTACTGTGATGTTGAAATCTTTAAGCTTATCCGCACCTGCCAGTGCATCAGTTAGTTGTACTCGTAGTGCTTGTACTTTTGTTTTAGTTAGTTCTTTCATGTCTCTTTCCTTTCAGTCTTGGTAGTCGTCACCGAATAAGGTGCGCTTGGTGTATAGTTGTGAACATCCCGCTAATAAAGCAAGGACTTCTATCGTAATGTTTGGATGTGTGTCATAATAGTCACGGATTTCATCGTCAGTCCATTGTCTGATGAATGGTTTGACTGTCGATGTTTGATAAAGTTTCATACTGTCGATGTTTGATAAAGTTTCATGTCGTTTCCTTTCTTAATTGATGCCATGTTCTCTGCGCCATGTTGTCCATGTGATCGCTTGCAATTCATGCGGTTCAATACCCACGCGCTTAGCGGCACGGACATATGCAGCCTGTAATTCGCGGTATAGTCGTTTGCCGATGTTGGTTTGATCATCAGTCAAGTTGAAGCGTACACCCCGCGCGATGTTGAGTGCATGTCCGTCAATCGTCACCTCATCAAGGCCGCGAATGTTAGAGTAGAATGAGCGTGTTTTCTGTCCGTTCAGTCTGGTCAGTATGTCGTCATCGTCAATCAAGTTATCTTCAAGCATTGACCATGCCTTGAGCTTGTTGTTGCCATATGTGGATACCTTGAAGTCATCAAGGTCACCGCCGTTGATCCATGCACGGCACATGTCTTGTGTGTTGCGTACGTTGATGTTCCACTTGTTGTTAGGTGACAGCGCAGCCATGACGCCAATCACAGTGTTGATGTGTAGGCCAGTATCCTTGGCGATAATATATGAGATACGCTTAGCGCGGTCATACCATTCAACGCCATGCGCGGTGTCGTCAAGTGTTGCGCGGCGGTATACTTTTAGAATGTTGCGTACGTATTGTGTCATGGTGTTATACCTCTACCGTTCTGATTGTGCCACCACATTCGGCGGCGGTTTGTGATGCGTCAAGGTGATTGTCATAATCAGCATATACGATATGCCTACCCTCATCCGCGTCATAGACTAGGACTAGATAAATTGTCATGTCATTATTCCTTTTCAATTACTGTGACGTTCCATCCGTCAATCACTAGCATTTCGTTTTCGTCGTTGCACCAAGCTTTGAACCTGTCGTCAAAGCATGTGTTAGGGTCCACGTTTACGTCAAGCACATATGCGCCCGCGTCCAGTAGAATGTTTAGAGTGTAGTTATTTGGCATCAGTTATTGTCCATCCACTAGGTCAATCTTTCCGTCAGTTACACGGACAACCATGGGTGCGCGTCCGTTCTCGTATGTGTCGGGGTCTAGGTCATACATGGTACCGTAGACATAAAAGCTGCATGTGTCGTCATGGTATTCCTCTTTGATTTCCGTGATGTCACGCAGCCCCTCTTTGGATGCTACTGTGATCGCTGTCATGCGTGCGAATGTGTATGTTAGTTTGTGCATGATCGCCCCCTTCCTTAAACGTTTGACCAGCATTTACCGTGGAACTCGTTACTATCCACCCATCTATTAAACTCTTCCTGCGTCATTAGCTTTGACAATTCATCCTGTAATGCGCCGTACATTCTACCCTCAAACTTAAAGCAGTGTTCACCTGATGCTAATTCCATCAGATAGTATGCCCGAATGAATGTTTTAATCAGCTTCACTCTTGTTTGCTCTTCCGTTTTCATTTTCATATCCTTTCAGATTGTCCATAAAGCGGGATAGTCTGAACGTATCCCACCAAAAGAAAATCTGTTGTCCGTGTTTTGCACTTTCGCTTGCGCTAAGTCTCATTTGCCACACGCCACCCTTTCAGCCATGGACGCCCATTGTGAGACTGCATGTATATCATGCCACGTCACGCCGTTTGCCGCCTATCGGTGCAAGGTAGTCGCAACCACCAAGGGAATGTTTTTGAATATTGTCGGTGCCACCATTCCGTAGAACCACCAAGGGGCCGAGGCCAATTTCAAATAACGTGGGCGTTTTTTAAGTCGGTGTCCGATCCGCGTCCGATGCTTTGTTTTGTTTTCCTTTCGTGTTTTCGTTTTTGTTGAATTATTGATCGCAAATTAAAAAACGATTGTAAATAACTTTTTTCAACTATTTTATAAGTTATTGATTTTAAACGATTCTTTTTTTAAAAGTTCCTGTTTTGTTCTGCTTGTTCCTGATTCGTCGCTGATTCGTTTACGTTTTGTTCCCCATACTTGACGCGGGGTGTGCGTAGGCGCGTTACGCGTGTGTGTGTGCGTACGCCTACGCGCAGCCGAGTGCGCCCGCGTCCGGGCGTGTGTGCGCATGTGCGCGGGTACGCGCGTGTGTGTGTGCGCCTGCGTGTATGCGCGCGAGGGTGTTCGCGTTATGTTCGCGCATGAGAACAAATGGTGAACAAATAGGGGGATTTTCGGGTACTGTTTTTTCATGGGGTGACATACCCGAAAAAGTGTTTGCGCACTGTGGACCCCCTTACAGACGCTCTCTGACGTTTTCACGTTTTGTTCCGCTACTTGTTCTTGCTTTGTTCCCCGACTCGAAAGCGTTACAACATTTTGACGGGGTGGCCTTTTTGGTAACGCTTTATGGGGGTGTGGTATTTGTGCATCACTCTTGCAAAAAGGACACACTGTTGCAAAATTACCACATTTCCCGGCCTTTTTTACGCTAGATTGACGCCATATCAGTAGGTAAACGCAATAAAAACAACAACTTAGCAGGTAAAACCCTCTGAAAAATACTAAAATGCCTTGCTTTGAGGGGGGCGGGCGAGGGCCACGCGGGGGTATGGGGTTACGTGTATATGTACAAACACACAGAAGTGATTTTTAGAAGCGCAACCTATAGGTGTGTTGTATACAAAGTGGTGCAAATAGGCCACACTCTAGAGAAAAAACACAGAGTTATACGGAATAGGGGATTGACTAGGGGTGTTTTGTGAATATAACTGCGGAGCAGGAGCAGCACTGTTACACTCTAGTGTTACTACTCTTATAAAAGTATAACATATTAGAAAGTTAGACTTAGGATAGAGTTAAGACTTGTAAGTGTTACAGTGTTGCTGTATACTCTCAGGCAAGTAACACGAATAATAGTAACAAATAAAAGTGTTACACTACTGTACGTGACATATTTTGCGTGTGTCTCTTCCTCATGTCTCCCCTTCCGCATGTAACTTGTGTCACGTACAGCCTTTTTGAGAGTTGTAACCGTGAAGCTGCCTTTCTTTAACCGTGAACGCTACGTTGTACTTAGTGCATACACCCCTGTGGAGTACTTAGTGGACCATGCGCCAGTGTGTTTAAGCTCTAAAGCTATACCAGAGTTTAACCGTACAGGTAAATACGACAGAAGTTTCAAGACATGTCACGGATATATCGCATCTCTTAAACGTTCAGCTACTATCTTAGCTCCGTGTGACTTTGAAGTGACTGCTACTAGCGAATACTTTGAGTATCGTTGGCCTGAGCAGCACCATATGTCTGTACAAGAGCATAAAGACCCGCAATACCAGAGCCATACTGTACATGTTACGCAGTTAGGGCTACCCTTTGCTCTAAGATGCAACAAGAAAGACGTTAACTTTGTAGAGAGTAGGCACGTTCTTAACGATACGCACATGATTGTACCTTCCGGGGTAGCACCTTTTCCGTATGGCGTTAAGTACAACCCGTTTAACTACATACCTAAAGCAGATGTGTCCTACACTGTGCCATTCAGGAAGCCTATCGTAGCGTTATACCCACTGTCTGACCTACCATTCCACGTTGAGTGTCACTTCGATCCAGATAAGTACCATCAGTATAGGGAATCTTGTACTAACCAGTCTAAGTTTAAGGGTTACTCCTACGCTCTAAGCAAAACAAAAGGTTTAGACTAGGATGAAACTCAAGATACCGTACCTAAAACGAGAACGCTACATAGTCCTCAAGGTATATACGTCTTTGCACTACCTAGCAGAGAAAGCACCTATAGTTGTATCTAAGAAAGCTGTACCTGCGTTCCCTGATATAGGGCCACGACAGTCAGGATTCCAAACGTGCTACGGATTTGTGGGGTCACTCAAAAGATCGGCTACTATATTCTCGCCTTGTGACTTTCACATGACGTGTGACGGAGAGGATTACGTTTATACGTGGCCTCCTCAGATGGACTTTCACGTAATAAACCATAATGATCAGCAGTGGTCACCCCGGGATATGTTTGTATCTAAGCTACGCATACCTTTTGCAGTAGAGTGTAACAAACCAGAGACACACTTTGTCATGGGTAGTCATATTCTGAATGACACAGAGATGCACATACCCACAGGCGTAATCACATTCGATCACATGGCTGATTGTAATATCTTTAACTATATCCCAAAGAAACCACTAGAATACTTTGTACCCTTCAAGAAACCTCTAGCCCAGTTATATCCTCTATCAGACCTACCTCTTCATGTTGAATGTGAGTTCAACCTAGAAAAGTTTGAATCTTTGCGGAGACTTGGTGAAAGCAACTGCGCATTTAGAAACTCACACCTGAAGTTGATGAATACGAAAAAACTATAAAACAAAACTTGACAATGCGAAACAAGCGAATACAACTATATGCATCTGATAACGTTATAGAAGAGTTCTACGATGCAATCGCAGCTAATGATAGTCGTAAGCTCCGAAGAATACACATACCTAAGTCTGATGTTTTCTACGTTAGGGCTGCGATAGAAGCGGATACTGGTGTAAGGTACACTCTTGACCATGTAGAACGCGCGATGTATCTTGAAGGGCATCTGAAACGCACAGAAGTGCTAGACCCTGATAGAGAGCGTGAATATGAAATTGAAGGTACCGTTTCTAAACTTTAAGAACTATGTGGTGCTAAAGTGCTACACAGACAACGGGATGTTACACTCAGCGTTTCCTGTCACACTATCGGCAAGACAGAGTGTTATAAAGACAGACCCTGCTAGACCCTACGGTTTTAGAACTTGTACAGGTCGCACAGCAACACTTAAGCGATCAGCTACTATACCCATGTGGGTAACTTACGATGTAGATGTCAGAGATGGTGATGCTTATGTGTTCAAAGCTGACGAACACCCAGACCTTTGTAAGTTAGATTGGGTACTAAACGGCGATGCCTACATGGGTTCCGATAAGCTAGATCACATGTTGATCATGAAGCTAGACTCACCGTGGTGGTTTGAAGAAGAAACAGGTGTAGACTTTCTGTATGCACCAAACATACACAATACGACTAGGTGGCATTCACCGTCAGGAATACTAAACTTTAAGTATCAACACGCAGTTAATCTGTTTAACTACATTCATGTAGCCAGTAATCACCAGTACAGAGTTATAGCAGGTACACCTGCAGTATCGTACTACCCGCTGACAGACAAGAAACTGTATGTAGAATCTATCTACGATGTGGACAAAGTTAAGTACTTGAAAGACAAATGTACTACACGCCCTTTTTGGGGTAGTCACGCAGACAGAGTAAAACAAGCTATATGTAGTCATGCTAAGTAGACTGGGACTTGTACTAATACTAGCGGGTTGTAATACAGTAACATATACAGCATCGTGTCCTCTGGGTGATGACGTATGCCAGAGAAACCAAAATGCACAAACCCTTGCTATCATCGGACAAGAAGAAGCCGCACTGCAATTACTTTGTGAAGATAGTACTATCAAGCGTACTCTTGGCGACAAGTGCAGTGGCGGGTGATGTAACAGGCGACTTCTCTACCAGTAACGAGAATAGCACTGTAGATAGCAACAACGTATCTAATACGTATAATGGTGCAGGTAGCTCCCCGGGTTCACAGCCTGTTATGTCAGCAATAGCCCCAACGGTTATGGGCGGTGGCGGTAATGATAGCTGCTTAATACCAAAGTCTAACGGTATATCCTTAAATATAGTTGGACTATCTAACGGATACATGGAACAGGACGAACACTGTAACCGTAGAAAGAATGCCAGACTACTAGGCGCACCACAAGCAGTAGGTGGACTAGGACTACAGGTATCAGCCATATCTGTGCTATGCCAAGACCCTACCGTGTTTCGTAGTATGATGTTAGCTAATACGCCTTGCCCAATTAGCGACACTACGACAGGAAGACTACTTATGGGCAAGAAAGCGATAAACAAATACCGTGAGAATCCAGAGCAATACATCGTAGGTTATGAACTGGACAAAGAATTTTGGGATGCCTTGTTAAAGGTAGAAGAGGAAGATTATGAAATACTCGAAGCTCTTGCAGACGACGAGCCTAAGCTTAGCCTTAGTGACCGCTTCCGTAGCAGCAAACGCAGAGATAAACCAGAGCTACGAAATGACGGGTCAGGAGAAGATCGAAGCTCTGATCAGTAGCATCAACGATATTCAAGACCGTCTTGTAGATGGTACTATCCGTTCTGTAGGTGCTGTAGGTTATGCTGCTATTGGCGGCGTTATCGAAGATGGTGTGATGAATGACTCGTATATCACATCAGAAGAGTTGAATGCGTACTTAAGCGCACGTGACGCTGTGTTGCAGCATGACTACGCTATCGCACAAACTGCAGAACAAATGTTTATGCAGGAACACGCAGCGGCGATGAACAGTTTAGCACTAGCTGTAGATGATCTTACAGCAGCGACATCCGTAATTATGACTGCAGTAGAGGTAGCATCTGTAGCATCTGAGGCTGATACTAAGCCTGAACAAGTTGAGCTACAGGGTATGCTAGAGACAGATACCTACAGTATTGACGCAGCAGAGGTCAACGACTATAATGAATCTGTAGCAGCAGTCGAAAACTTTGCCCAACAAGCAGGTGCTTTCATGGCGGCTGCTAATAATGATGAACTAACAGCTAGTATCGACAGCTACGCATCTCAAGGCAACTTCTTGGTGGGCAGCTACACAGCTATTACGTACACACAGAGTGTAGACGAGTTTGTGATTACATGGGCTGACTCAGGCTTTGGTACTGGTTGGCAGGGTTACTTAGGTAACGACATGAAGACAGCAGCAGATGTCTACGGCGCAGGTGAGTACATCGAACAATATGGTGGGTACCCAACACAGTGAGCATGGAATTCAGCATCGGTGGATATAATATCAAGGGATGGATGGTCGCTGTCGCTCTCCCTGTCCTATCCTCTGTTGCCGGGGGAGTGTGGTGGTCCTACGACACCTTGCAGCGGTTCTACGGGGTTGAAGCTGGTATTCAAACTGTAGTAGCTAAGTCTGACGAGTTTGACAGACGTTCAAACGAACTAGAATCTTTACTTGTAGCAGCAGAGAATGATCTGAATGCAAAGGTGGTAGATGCTAGAAGTGTTGCAAAAGAGCAACAGTCTGCGTTAGAACAAAAGTTATTACTTCGTATTCAGACACTAGAGCAAGCTATACAAGATAACGATGTACGTGGTCTAAACCAAAAGCTTGCACAGCTAAGCACAAACATGACGCAGATACTTGAGCAGCAGAAAATCTTGCTAGATTTGCGGAGCCAAGTAGATAAAGCTACTACTGTTACAGATAGCTTGGATGACACACTTAAAACGCTACAGACTGAGATTGATGACATCTGGAAAGCGTATGACGAACTAGTAGATAATCCCTTATAGGTGAGACATGGCTAAACCCGCAAAAGGCAAAATGTTTGCCAAGACAATAACAAACCCAAAGACAGGACGTAAGAAAACTGTATCTTACGGTCAGGCAGGTAAAGCTAAAGATGGTGGTAAGCGTATTCGCCCCGGTACATCTAAAGGTGATTCTTACTGCGCACGTAGTGCAGGACAGATGAAGAAACATCCTAAAGCCGCTAAAAACCCTAACAGCCCTCTACGTCTGTCACGCGCTAAGTGGAAATGTAGTGGAACTAAAAGTCGTAAATAACTCACCTGTAGTAGTAGCCGATAACCTCTTCTCACAATTAGAATACAAGATGATGTTTGACGAGTTCAGACGAATCAAATCCAGAGGGTTACTGCTAAAAGGTGATGAGACAGGTGGTGCATCTTTAAATGGAGAACCTTTAAGTAACAACGCATCTAGGTTTTTAGATAGCTTATACTCAGAGCGTTCACTGTCTGATATGCTAACTATAAATCGTAGAATTTTTAGCGAGAGTGTAGTTGCAGGTTTAGCTAAGCTACACCCTTTCTACAAATATATGTATCACGTCAACGCAGATTCAACGCTTCTTAGTTACTACGATACTCACAACGAATATAAAGATCATCACGATGATGCAATCATCACATGTCTAACTTGGTTTTACGAAGAGCCTAAGAAGTTTATGGGTGGTGACTTTGTTATAGAGAACGATCTATCTATAGAGTGCAAAGCAAATAGAACTGTGTTTATGCCATCGTATATGATGCACAAAGTAGACAAAGTTAAGATAGGTCAACCTTATAAGAACAGAGGGTTTGGACGCTATACCATGACACAATTCACATACATCGTACCGAGCAATTAAAATGTCTAAACCTAAACCAAACAACATGAAACTGTACAACCAAAAGAAAGCAGAAGCTAAGAAGAAGTTTGACGTGTGGCCTAGTGCATATGGATCAGCTTGGTTGACAAAAGCTTATAAAGCAGCAGGGGGAACTTACAGTGGCACGACAAAGAACAAAGTCAAATCACGTTCTCGTAAGTCGTAGAAGCTACGCCAAGGGCGGCTTAGGTAAGTGGTTCGGTGAGGAGTGGACAGATGTTAAAACAGGTAAAGAGTGTGGTAGGTCGTCTGCTAAAGATAGTAAAAGACCTTATCCAGCGTGTCGTCCCAAAGCGGTGGCGAGTAAGATAAGCAAAAAAGAAGCAGCAAAGAAGACTGGGCCTAAGAAAGTTAAGTGGTCTACAACAGCGTCAGGGAAGAAGAGAACATGAAACAGGTTCCAGCAGGAAACAAAGGTTTAGCGAAACTGCCTAAAGAGGTTCGCAATAAAATGGGTTACATGAACAAAGGTGGTATGAGCATGAAATGTACTTGTGGTAAAGGTGGGATGTGCAACTGCGGTAAGGGCAAAAAGATGGCTTACGGTGGCATGACAAAGAAACCAACTAAGATGAACAAAGGCGGCTACTGTGGTGCATCTAATCCTGCAGCACGTCCGATGAAAAAAGGTAAATAATGCCCTTCTATAACAAATACAAAAAAGAGTTAGAGAAAGCTGGCTTTACTGTAGATGATGCAGGTAATGTGTGGGATGCAAGAGGCAACCATGCAGCTTGTGAAGATCGCTTCGGTAATGTCTATGCTAATGATCCTAACATTACAGAAATCTGTACAAAAGCAGAAGCATCACTAGCCAATAAAACTAAGGCGGCTGTTAAAAAAGTGACAGCTAAAAAGAAGATCGAAACACTTGAGGATGGTGACTGATGGCACTAGCTCAGCAGGGTAAACCCGCACGTGTTAAATCCGTTTATGGACATAACACAGGCACAACAGCAGAGACTGTATATACTTGCCCTGCTAATGCTGTGGCAGAGATTACATTCATTCATGTAGTAAACGGTGGTAGTTCTACTAACAGTGTTGAAGTAGAATGGTATGTAGATGAAGACAACTACACATCACATTTCCTCAAAGGTAAATCTATCGGTGCTAGTGACTATGTGAGCTTCAGTAATATTGACCTAGTGCTACAGCCTAGTGACGAGATTCGTGTGACACCTACCAGCGCAGGACACATTGACACAATTCTTACAGTAACGGAAACCTTTGTACCTGTCGGGTAGCGGGTATGCAATAATAGGTACTACTACCTGACCTACCTCTGAGTATAACTATCCTCCGCATACAACAAGGAGGACGTTATGCTTAATTTAATCAAACGCGCATTTAAGGCTATCGAAGTAGCGCAACAAAAACGAGCAGACTATAAACTACTGCAAATGCTAAATGATCGTGAACTACGTGATCTAGGTATTGGTCGCTCACAAATAAGAGAGATTATATATGGCGAGGAATCTAACAGAGAAGCAAGTTAAGTTTCTTGAAGTATTATTTGATGAGGCTGGCGGTGATGTTGTTGCTGCTAAGAAACTGGCAGGTTACGCACCTGAGTCCAGCACTACAGCCATTGTGGAATCTTTAAAAGATGAGATTGCAGAAAAGACACGTACTTACTTTGCTCGTAGTGCGCCCAAGGCTGCTATGGCTATGGTTGGCGCTATATATGATCCTACTGAACTAGGTATCAAAGAGAAGATGGTTGCGGCAAAAGACTTGCTAGATCGTGCAGGTCTTGGTAAGGTAGATAAAGTGGATGTCACATCAAGTGGTGGCATCTTCTATCTTCCACCCAAAGAAGGTACAAACGAATAATACAACAACGAGATTTAGGTTATTGGCAGCTACCGTTGCCACCTAAGAACACAGATAAACAGTGGCACACAATAGTCAGGGTAACACCAAAGATACCTTGGGGCTACGAGTTACATCCAGAAAACGACAGGTTGCTTGTACCTGTTGAGCATGAACTAGAAGCGTTAGAGCTTGCAAAACGTCACCTCAAACAGTACAGTTACCGTGCGGTAGCGCAGTGGTTGAGTAAAGAAACAGGCCGTTACATATCTCATATGGGCCTAAAGAAGAGAGTTGAAGTTGAGCAAAAACGTAGAAAAGCACTTGTCATTAAACGCAAGTTTGCCAAGTGGCTCGAAGAAACCCTTGAGGAAATCGAAAAGCTCGAAACCCAAGGGGTCGGGGCGTACGGAGAATACAACGACGACAGTTGAAACAGTCGCTACCCCCAGTGAGACTGTTCCTGCAAAAGCGGTTGCTCCTGACTTTGACGTGGATGTAGCACAGGATATTGTGTTCAAACCAAACCCCGGCCCCCAGACGTTTTTCCTGAGTGCGTCTGAACGTGAAGTACTTTACGGTGGGGCAGCAGGTGGAGGCAAATCATATGCGATGCTTGCTGACCCTCTGCATGGCCTGAATGATCCTAACTTCTCTGGTCTACTTGTACGTCATACTACGGAAGAACTAAGAGAACTAATACAAAAGTCTCAGGAGCTATACCCACGTGCAGTACCCGGTATTAAATGGTCTGAAAGAAAGAGCCAGTGGACTAGCCCTAAAGGTGGCAGACTGTGGATGTCTTACTTGGATAAAGATACCGATGTTACCCGGTATCAGGGACAGGCTTTTAACTGGATCGGATTCGACGAACTTACTCAGTGGTCTAGCCCGTATGCTTGGGATTACATGAGATCACGTTTACGTAGCTCAGCACATCACTTAGGTTTGTATATGAGAGCTACTACCAACCCCGGTGGCGCAGGTCACTCATGGGTTAAGAAAATGTTTATTGATCCTGCACAAGCAGGTAAACCATTTTGGGCTACGAATATTGAAACAGGCGACACGATTACATTCCCTAAAGGACACAGTAAAGAAGGTCAGCCTCTATTTAAGCGTAGATTTATACCTGCGTCTTTGTTCGATAACCCCTACCTCGCGGATGCTGGCGACTACGAAGCCATGCTCTTATCACTACCAGAGCATCAACGAAAGCAGTTGCTCGAAGGAAACTGGGACATCAACGAAGGTGCAGCCTTCCCAGAGTTTGACAGGAATAAGCATGTTATCGAAAGCTTTGACATACCTGAGAATTGGGTTAAGTTCAGGGCTTGTGATTATGGTTATGGTAGCTATACTGGCGTTTTATGGTTTGCTGTATCCCCTGATGAACAGCTAATCGTATATCGTGAGATGTATGTCTCTAAGGTTACGGCTACAGACTTAGCTGACATGATCTTAGATGCAGAGCGTCATGACGGTGGAATGAGATACGGTGTGCTTGACTCATCTTTGTGGCACAACCGTGGCGATACGGGGCCAAGCCTCGCTGAGCAGATGATCATGAAAGGTTGTCGTTGGCGTCCTTCAGATCGTTCTCGCGGCTCCCGCATCGCAGGTAAAAACGAAATACACAGACGTTTGCAGGTAGATGAGTTTACCGAAAAGCCACGTCTAGTATTCATGGACAACTGCACTAACACAATAGCGCAGATACCTAGCATCCCTCTGGATAAACGTAACCCAGAAGATGTAGACACACATGCAGAGGATCACTTGTACGATGCCTTGCGTTACGGTGTCATGACACGCCCACGCAGCAGCGTGTGGGATTTCAACACAGCAACACAACGCACAGGCTTTCAAGCTAGTGACTCAACATTTGGATATTAAGAATGGCAGAACAAGAAGAGATGTTTGAAACAGATGAAGTCATAGCCGCAGAAGACGGTAACGATAGTATCTTCAAAGAGAAGTCTAGCGTAGTAGGCTTTGTTCAAGAGCGTTACAAACGTGCTGAAGATGCGCGTTACGCAGATGAGCAACGTTGGCTACGTGCGTATAGAAACTATCGCGGCATTTATGGTTCAGACGTACAGTTCACAGACGCAGAAAAGTCACGTGTATTTGTTAAGGTTACTAAGACTAAAACACTTGCAGCATACGGACAGATCGTAGACGTACTGTTCGGCAACAACAAGTTTCCTCTATCTGTAAATCCTTCTGTATTACCTGATGGCGTGGCAGAAGCCATGCACATTAACCTAGATAAGAATGCTCAAGCTGCAGGTGATGCACTAAACGCAGTCACAGAACAGAAACCTGCTACGCCGTATCTAATTGATGGCAACACAACTCTGCAGCCCGGTGAGACACTAGCAAGTCTACAGTCTCGTATGGCAGGGTTGAGCGCTAAAGTAGAACCTGTATCTGAAAAGATTGTAGAGGGTGAAGGTACTACCGCATCTACAGTTACATTCCATCCTGCCATGGTTGCAGCTAAGAAGATGGAAAAGAAGATTCACGATCAGCTACAAGAGAGTGGTGCATCTACACACCTACGCTCTATGGCATTCGAGATGGCGCTTATGGGTACTGGTGTGATGAAAGGACCATTCGCACTAGATAAAGAGTATCCTAATTGGAACCAAGAAGGTGAGTACGATCCTCTGATCAAAACGGTACCTGAGTGTAGCCATGTATCTGTATGGGACTTCTATCCTGATCCAGAAGCTAAGTCGATGAATGACGCTGAGTACGTAGTTGAACGTCACAAGATGTCACGTACACAATTACGCTCTTTGAAACAACGTCCTTACTTTATGGATGATGCTATCGAAGAAGCGGTACGTCAAGGTGCTGACTATACAGACAAGCACTGGGAACTAACCATGCAGGACGACGACACGCAGCCTAACTCAGAGCGTTGGGAAGTGTTAGAGTTCTGGGGCTACGTAGATGTAGAACTACTAGAAGAACACGGTGTTAAAATACCGTCAGAACTAAAAGACTTAGACGAAGTAAATTGTAACGTTTGGACATGTAACGGAGAAGTACTACGTTTCGTACTTAACCCATTTAAACCTACACGCATCCCTTACTACGCAGTACCGTATGAACATAATCCATATAGCTTCTTTGGTGTAGGTATCGCAGAGAACATGGATGATACTCAGACGTTGATGAATGGCTTCATGCGTATGGCTATCGACAACGCCGCATTATCAGGGAACTTGATTATTGAGGTGGACGAGACAAACTTGGTACCGGGTCAAGACTTATCTGTGTACCCCGGAAAGATTTTCCGCCGTCAGGGTGGCGCTCCGGGTCAGGCAATTTTTGGTACAAAGTTTCCTAATGTTGCAGGTGAAAACATGCAACTATTTGATAAGGCTCGTGTTTTGGCTGACGAGTCTACAGGTTTTCCTAGCTTTGCTCACGGACAGACGGGTGTATCAGGTGTGGGGCGTACTGCTTCTGGCATTAGTATGCTCATGTCTGCTGCTAATGGCAGCATTCGTACAGTGGTTAAGAATGTTGACGATTATTTGATTCGCCCTCTAGGTAAAGCATTCTTTGCGTTCAACATGCAGTTTGACTTCGACGAAAATATTCGCGGCGATCTTGAGGTACATGCATCTGGTACAGAAAGCTTAATGGCTAACGAAGTACGTTCACAACGCTTGATGCAATTCCTACAAGTTGCACAGAACCCAGTGCTTGCACCCTTTGCTAAAATGGATTATATTATCCGTGAGATTGCTAAGAGTATGGACCTTGATCCTGATAAGGTTACAAACTCTATGGCTGACGCGGCTATCCAAGCAGAGATTCTTAAAGGGTTCCAAGCTCCTGCACCTGAAGCACAGCAAGGTGTAGCAGGACCAGAGGGACAAAGGCCACAGGGTGTAGCAGATACATCAGGTGGAGGTGGATCGCAGATTGGCGTGGGTACTGCACCAACACCGGGCGAACAAGGATTTACAGGTAATGAGCAACCACCTCAAGCAATGGGTCAATAACAAAGACTTTATGGATGCGTTTAAGGAACACTTAGACGACTTGATTTACCTACAACATAAACAGATGGAACAGGCAACAGAACCTGCCGTGTTCTACAGAGCGCAGGGGGCAGTGTCTACTCTGCGCAAACTAAAGTTACTCAGGGAGACAGTAAATGGTGGACAAGCTTAAAGAGGTCTACGAATCAGACCCTTTAGCGATGGCAAGCGCTTATGGCGTAGAGGCCGTCGATCCCGAAGAAACCGTGCAAGCGGTAAAAGATGTTGCGCAGTTTGGATGGGAAAGCTTACCCGGTGTCGGCACATATTATACCGTGCAAGATATTACTGAAGAGTTAGAACAAGAAGCACCTAACTACATAAAGATTGGTCTTCTAGCGGGTACTGAAGTGATCGGCCTCATTCCCGGTATTGGCGATGCAGCCGCTAGTATGATCCGTAAGGGCGCAGACTTAGCTAAACCTGCACAAGAAGTAGTTGAAGTAACAAGCGATATACCTAAAGTACCACGCAAAGATACAGATGTACTACAAGCAGATGACATTATTAAACAACCTCAAATGTCTAATGAGGAATATGATAGCTTATTCTTATCTTTAGACGAGGCAGATACACCCGAATCTTGGCAACAGGGTGCTAAAGCACTCATTAAGAAAGGCCGTGTAGCTGATCCTAGTATTAAAACACCTGAACTAGAAGACTCAACTAGGTTACTACTAGATAATAAAATCACTAGGGAAGAACACCTAGCTAACGTTGATAAGTATAAACCAGTTAACCCTTGGGATGCTCTACCGCGTGAACCTAGTGACAAAGCCCTTGTATTCGCTTTGGATTCTGGTAAGCGTACAGATGGGTTATTCGTACTAGACGATGCAACTACGGAAGCGTTAGGTGTAGCAAAGTCGCCTCTTTCAGTAGGTATGCGTTTTAATGGTCGCTTAGACATCCCAGCGTATAACTACCATGATACATGGATTGTATCAGGAACATCCCCAGCAGTGAAGACAGCAGACAATAAGGGTGTTACTACTTATGCCAAGGCTATTCACTATGTTGCTGATGGAGATAAACCTGTAAAGTTTGTAGCATCCCCAAAGATCAGTGAAGCGATTGGTACAGGTGAAAAGAACAAAACAGGTTACGCTACTGTATCTGGTATTGTTGGCGATCTTGATGTAGACGCTATTCGCGCTAAAGCAACGCAGTATTTAAACGATCCTGAGTGGACACAAGTGGGCTTTGACCCACGTAGACAAGGTGGCTTCTATGTCCGTGCGGGTGAAAACAAACATGTCCCAGTAAGGGAAGCTACCGAAGTAATACAGATTGGTCCACTAGTCTTAGCTCGTAACGCTAAGTTGGACTTCGAATATTCAGGATACAACGAGGGCGGTATGGCTATGGACGAACAAATGGATGCGGTATTTAAGTCAAGCCGCACTAACTTAGATGCAGTACCAGACAATACAGTGGGCATAGACCCTGAATCTGGTAACGAGATTCCACTAGGGTCACTACCTGAAGAGGTACGCGATGACATTCCTGCGCAACTAAGTGAAGGCGAATACGTTGTACCTGCAGACGTTGTACGTTATTATGGCGTTAAGTTCTTTGAAGACTTACGTGCTGAAGCTAAGTTCGGCTATCAAGACATGGAAGAGAATGGTCGTATCGGCGGTGAACCTGCTGGCATGGAGACTGTAGAGCCTGAAGACGACATGATGTTTGATGAGTCAGAGCTTGAAGTCATGGAGATGAATGTGGGTGGTTACGCTCTAAATCCCGGTGACCCCGGTTATGACGAGATGGGTTCACTAGGTCTAGGCTCTGAAGGTATAGGGTTAGGTACAGGAGAAGAGGGTGTTAACGCTGTAGAGATGGTAGCATATGTACACGAAGATGGTCGTGTTATTTATATTCTACATATCAACGGTGTACCTCAAAACGAAGTACCTGCAGGATTCTACCCACGTACAGACGAAGAAAATACTGAAGAAGAGGATTCAACAGGCGAAGCAGCAGATGAATCACAGGTAGTTCAACAAGACAATGACCGTCCAGATTTTGCACCCACACCTGAAGCTATCGACTATAACAAGCTTACTCTTGACGAGATGCAAGAGATGATCAACGATCAGAAGTCACCTAAGATGAATATTGTTGCTGCAGGTCTAGGCGCTTTGAACCCGCTTATGGGTCTGTTCATGAAGGGTGCCATGATGCACCAAGCGAAACAACTACAGAATGAGATGAACCGTAGGCTTGCAGGAGAGCTAACAACACAAGATAGAACCCGCCTAGAAGGTATGCTTAAAGAAGCACAAGAAGGTGGTGGTTTGATCAAGAAGATACTTGAAGGTTTCAAAGACGAAGAACCAGAAGCAACTGAACCATATACACCAGAGGTTGCAGCAGGTAGCGTGACTCTGCCGACTACACCTAAGCCAGAGGGTTTGTTAGAAACATCGACAGACGATCTAGTAAAAGCATTTGCTGCACCAGAAGCGTTTGCGATGGAAGAGTATAAGCGTAAGAAGATGAAAGAGGCACAACAGAAAGTGGATAACCCACCTACTGTTGAATACTCACAGTCTGGTACAGATGATGTTATACAGGCTATGCAAGACAGAGATGCACCACAAGCTGCTGTACAGGCAGCGCAACAAGAAGCAGAGAAAGTCGAAAGCGCAGTATCAGATATTAACAGAGGCATTCAGCGCGGCTTCAAGAAAGGTGGCTTAGCGTCTAAGAAGAAAAAGAAGTGATCGGCCCCGATCCGATAATCATATAACTATAATGGCATACCCGCTTCGGCGGCCCCAACATAAGGAGAAATAAATGTCGGAAGCCCAAGTAGAAGTAATCAGCGCAGCACCACATGCACGTAATGCTGCGCGTATTGCAGCAGACGAAGCTGAACTAGAAGCTCTAAAAAAGCAAATTCGTGGTGAAACTGATGAAGAAGAAACCAGTGATAGTGAACCCGATAGCGAAAGCGTTGAGGACACCCAAGTTCAGAATGAAAGTGTACCAGAACAAAAAGCAGAAGCTGATGAATCAAAAGCCGAAGCACAAGAAGAAGATACTGGACTAAGCGCAGAAGAGAAAACTTTTAAGAAACGCTACGCTGACATTCGTAAACACATGCAGGACAAAGATGCAGAACATAAAGCTGCACTAGAAAAACTGCAAAAGCAACTAGAGGCAGCTACTAAAAACGAACTTGTACTACCTAAGTCGGAAGATGAAGTAGAAGCTTGGGCCAAGAAGTACCCAGATGTTGCAGGTATTATCGAAGCTATTGCTGACAAGAAAGCTAATGAACGTGCGTCAGACTTAGATGGACGCCTCAAAGAGATTGAGGAACTGCGTGTAACAGCTAAGCGTGAAAAGGCAGAAGCTGAACTAGCACAGATGCACCCAGACTTTAACAGCATTCGTGAAGATGATGCATTCCACACTTGGGCAGAAGGACAGCCTCAGTGGATTCAGAATGCTTTGTACGAGAATACGGATGACGCTAAATCTGTGGCCCGTGTGATTGACCTTTACAAGACAGATAAGGGTATCACCACAAAGAAAGCTTCAAGCGCTGACAAGGACGCTGCAAGCTCTGTGAAGAGCAAACGTGCAGCACCACCACAGACAGATGATCGCTCAACTTACCTACGTGAATCTCAAGTAGAGAAAATGAGCATCAAAGAATACGAGAAACGTGCTGAAGAAATCATGGAAGCACAACGCTCAGGCAAGTTTATTTACGATATTACAAGAAAGTAATTGACAATCGTAACTTCGTGAATACAACTATAGCATATACACAACGCATAAGTGTGTATGCTTTTCACTAAGCACTAAGCCACACAAAAAGACTTACCCATACAGAATCGGCCCCTTCTAGGACTACCCGAAGACGTTGGCCTCTTTAGTGGATATTGTGTTAATCGTAAACGCCATATCTATAAGGAGAATTATTATGGCTATTGGTTCCGCATCAGGCGGTTTTGACGGAAACTGGTCCCCAGTTATCTATTCCAAACAGGCACAGATTGCACTTCGCAAAGCTGCTGTCACAAACGCAATCACAAACAACTCTTACTTCGGTGAGATCGCCAACCAAGGTGACGTTGTTCGTATTCAAAAAGAACCAGATGTAACTGTAAACGCTCTACAGCGTCACACAGCTATTTCTGTTGAGAAGTTGAACGATGAAGACTTCTCTCTAACAATCGACAAAGCTAACTACTTCGCGTTCAAAATGGACGACATCGAAGACCAGTTCGCAAACGTTGATTACGTTAGCCTAGCTGCAGACCGTGCGGCATACAAAATGGCTGACGCGATGGACGCAGACGTATTGTCTTACTTGTCTGGTCACACAACAGCAGGTGTTAAAATCACAACAACATCTGGTGATGCGCAGCACGACACTGCTGGTTCACTAACAGGTGAATTCTTGACAGCGAACCACTTGGACGCTCAAGACATCAACAACATCACAACAACTGAGTCTGCTTCATCAACAGGTGACTCTATCCCTCTAGCACCACGTCTACCGGGTGCAACAGCGTTGTCAACATCAACAGCATCACCTCTAGCGGTTATTGCTCGTATGGCACGTCAGATGGATACAGCAAACGTTGACTCACGTGGTCGTTGGCTGGTAGTTGACCCAGTATTTATCGAACTGCTTAAAGACGAAGATTCACGTCTTCTAAACGCAGACTTCGGTGGCTCAGGTCTACAAAACGGTATCATGGCAAACAACATCCATGGCTTCCGTTTGTATGTATCTAACAACCTACCTTCAAAAGGCACAGGTCCGGGTACATCAGGCTCAACAGCGCAAGACGACAACTACGGTGTTATCGTTGCAGGTCAGGACGAAGCAGTAGCTTCAGCGGAGCAAATCAACAAAGTTGAGAACTACCGTGACCCTGATTCATTCGCAGACATCGTACGCGGTATGCACCTATATGGACGTAAGATTCTACGCCCAGAAGCACTAGTAACAGCGCGTTACAACGCTGCTTAATTTAGGCTAATAGAGAGGCTGGCTACATGCTGGCCTCTTTGTGCTTTTAGACGAGAGGACATTCCCTATGGCAATTACTACGGCAATGTGCAACAGCTTCAAGCAGGAATTGCTTGGGGGTACACATGACTTAGATACGGATACTCTTAAGATCGCCTTGATCAAAGATTCTCCGACAGGTACTTACGGTGCCGCTACAACAAACTACTCTGACGTTACAGGTAACTCTGACGAAGCGACAGGTACAAACTACACAGCAGGTGGTCAGGCTCTTGATTCTGCTACTATTTCTCTTTCAGGCTCAACAGCCTTTGTTGACTTTGCAGACGAGGTTTTCTCAGACCTAACTATTTCTGCTGACGGAGCTATTATTTATAACTCTTCACAGTCAAACAAAGCTATCGCAGTATTCGACTTTGGCGGTACAGTTACTTCTACATCTGGTGACTTTACTGTTGTATTCCCAACTGCAGATAGTTCTAACGCTGTTATCCGAATCAGCTAATAAGGTAATACACAATGGCATTAGTAATTAAAGATCGTGTTAAGGAAGGTACAACTACCACAGGTACTGGCGACATTAGCCTATCTGGGGCAGCAGCTACATTCAGCACCTTCCAGTCGCATATGTCAAATGCGGATACAACCTACTATGCCATTGTGCATACCTCTTCTGGTACGGATGAATGGGAAGTTGGGCTAGGTACGTGGAACACGGGTAACACCCTTACACGTACTACAGTCTATGATGGTTCTAGCGGTACATCTAAAGTAAACTTTAGCTCAGGTACCAAGAACGTATTTATGGTATCACCTGCAGATAAGACTGTTCTTAAAGATTCATCAGGTGATGTTACTATTGACCTAACTGCTATTGATGACACTGTTATTGGTGGGACAACAGCAGCGGCAGGTACATTTACAACACTTACAACAAGTGGCTCTACAGGTTATATTGACCTAGCATCTTTTTCTACTCACCCAGCGCACCAAGAAGGTCGTATCTTTTACGACTCTACTCACGGCACACTAAACGTTTATAATGGTGAAGCTGATATTACACTAGAGATTGGGCAAGAGCAGTATGTTCGCGTCTACAACAACTCTGGTGCTACTTTGGCTAATGGTAAGCCTGTGTACTTCACAGGTGCAAACGGCGAGGTTCCTACTGTTGCTTTGGCTAATGGTACAAGTTCGACTAAGTACAACGTACAAGGTTTGGCAACCCATGATATAGAGGATAGCTCTTACGGTTACATTACTATTCAGGGTATGGTACGTGGAATAGACACCTCTGGTCTAACGGCAGGTCAAAACTTCTTCTTGGGTTTGACAGATGGTGCTTTAACAAACACACCACCTTCTTATCCTAACTTCCCTATGTGTATGGGTTATGTAGTCAAGTCTCACGCCTCAGATGGTGAGCTTCTTATTGCTACACAGGACCATACGGTTAACTCGTTCCGTGTTGTTAATGATACTTATGTAGGCGGTGATCTTACTGTATCTGGTGACCTGACTGTTTCAGGTACACAGACGGTTGCATCATCTAATAACGTTTCTCTTGGTGCTTCTTTCCAGTACCTAAATTCTGGTGACACTATCGGTGAATCTGGTACTATACAGTCTACAGGCTCTGGCCTAGATGATGCTACACTAACAGGACACTATACAGGTACAGCATCTAAAACGTTCTACGTTAAGATTGATGGCACAGGTACACCTGACACATTTAGTTGGTCAGACGATAACTTTGCTACAACAGAAGCTACAGGCGTATCTATTACAGGTAACGATCAAACACTGGCAGACGGTATCTCTGTTAAGTTTGCAGCTACTACGGGTCACACATCAGGCGACATCTGGTCAGGTACAGCAGCACCTGCTAACGTAGACACAGGTTTGTTCACTAACCGCAATACAGGTTCTTCTGGTGTTGGCTACACACACATGGGTTTGTTCTTTGATGCCTCTACTGAGAAGTGGACGCTACTAGATGAGTATGATCCAGAGCCTAGCGGAACTATTAACCTAGCAGATAGCTCTGTATCTTATGCTACACTTAAAGCGGGTACTTTTGAGGGTGACCTAACTGGTGATGTTACAGGTGATGTTACAGGTAACGCATCTACTGCTACTGCACTAGAGACACCTCGTAATATAGGTGGCGTATCTTTTGATGGTTCAGCTAATATTAACCTGCCCGGTGTTAACACTACAGGTAACCAAAATACCACAGGCAGTGCAGCTACACTTACAACAGCACGTACTATTCAGCTAACAGGTGACGTAACAGGTAGTGCCACATTCGATGGTTCAGCTAATGCGTCTATCACAGCTACTGTTGTAGATGATTCACACTCACACGTTATCTCTAACGTAGATGGACTACAGACAGCACTAGATGGTAAAACAGCTACTACTCGTACTCTTACTGCAGGTAATGGTCTTACTGGCGGTGGAGACTTATCAGCTAATAGAACGTTTACTGTAGGCGCTGGTACAGGCGTTACAGTTAACGCTAATGACGTTGCTATTGGTCAAGACGTTGCTACTACTGCAAGCCCTACTTTTGCAGGTGGTACCTTTACAGGCCATGTCAGCTTTGGTGACAATGATCAAATACAGATTGGTGATGGTAATGACCTAGTTTTATATCATGATGGAAGCAACAACGTTATTACTGCAGATACTGGTGACCTATATGTACAAAATAACACTAATGACAAAGATGTTATTATACGTACAGACAATGGTAGTGGCGGCGTAGCAACTTATATTCTCTGTGATGGTAGTGATGGTGCAGTAAATCTGTACCACTACGGCACAAAGAAATTCAACACTAATAGTAGTGGTATTTCGGTAACTGGCGACATCGCAGTATCTGGCAACGTAGATGGTCGTGACATCAGTGGTATCACAGCGACTAACGCTGAGTTAAACTTGCTTGACGGTGCTACAGTTACGACAGCAGAGATCAACAAGCTTGATGGCTTTACAGGTGTAGTTGCTGATTTGAACTACGCTAAAGACCTACGTGCTACAGGGGTTACAACAGCAGAGTTTGACAAGCTAGACGGTCTGACAGCTACTACTGCAGAGTTGAACATCATGGATGGTGTTACTGCTACTACAGCAGAGCTAAACATTATGGATGGTGTAACAGCGACAACTGCAGAGTTAAATTATGTAGACGGTGTAACGTCAAACATTCAGACACAGCTAGACGCTAAGTTAGAATCTCACCCAACTATTACAGCAGCATCGTCTTCTGATAACTCAGGGCGTACTTACATTCAGGACATTACACTAGACAGTAATGGACACGTTACAGGTTTAGCAACAGCTACAGAAACTGTAACAGACACAACGTACACAGGTGGTGGAGACTACGGTATCACGATCAGTGGCACGGAAATTCGCTTGGAAGATGACCGCCGCCGCAATTCAAGCACGGTTGACGTATATTCTGGTAACACGAACGATTATACGTTTTACGATGCTGACGTAGGCATTCGTTGGTATACTGCGAATGCAGAAGAGATGCGCCTTGAAGATGATGGAGACTTGCACGTTGATGGTAACGTAACTGCATACTCAACAACCGTTTCAGATGAACGCCTAAAGACAGACATAGAACGTATTGAAGGTGCGTTAGACAAGGTTTGTGCTTTGTCTGGTTACACATTCACATACAAGCATGATGGAAAGGCGTCAGCGGGTGTTATTGCGCAAGAGGTTGAGAAAGTCTTACCGTCAGCCGTTATCGAAAAAGAGTTGGCATTTCAAGGTGAAGCGGGACAGGAATACAAAATCGTACAATACGATCAGCTTCACGGCTTGTTAATCGAAGCTATCAAAGAGTTGAAAGACGAGATCAAGGATTTAAGATCAGAACTAGGAGTGTAATATGGCTCTACAAAACTCAGGTCAAATTTCTTTAAACGACATACACGTAGAAGCAGGTGGGTCTAGTGGCTCTGCAGTTTCTATTAACGACAGTGATGTTCGTGGGTTGATCGACAAAGGGTCTGCCGCACAGATGTCTTTCAGCGAATGGTACGGCGCACAGGCCGAGGTTGTTCTAAGCTCTGCAGGTACTATCAACGGATATGGTAACCGTAAACAAATCACAGTATCTAGCTTTATCTCTTCTGGTGAGACATTACGCATCCCATCTAATATGTATGTGTGGTCTGATTCTACAGGTACACCTGCACTAACGGTAAACATTCCCTGTACTATTATCAACGAAGGTCGTATTATTGGTAAAGGCGGTAACGGAGGTAACAGCTACGGTTCTGGTGCAGGTGGTGGTATTGGCCTACGTATCACATCTAGTGGCGTAACTATTATCAACGAATCAGGTGGTTACATCGCTGGCGGCGGTGGAGGTGGCGGTGGAGGCCGTTACAACACAAACATCGCAGGTGGTGGCGGTGGCGCAGGTGGCGGCAACGGAGGCTACGGCGCATTCCCTTACACTTATAACATTACCTCTGGCGGTTCTGGTGGTGCTATCAACGGTACTTCTACAGGTTCAAACTCTGGTGCAGGTGCTGGCGGTGGAGGCGGCGGCGGTGGTTCTGCAGGTGGCGGCGGTGGCCGTATCCTACCGGGCGTTGGTAAAGCAGGTAACTGTGGTGGAACTAACTGCGGTGGTATCGGCGGCAGTGGCGGTAACGTAGGTGGTAACCACCGTACAGGTCAACAAGGCGGTTCTGCTGCTGCAGGTGGCGGCGGTTGGGGAGCGCGAGGCGGTACTGGTGGTACAGGCGGTTATGGTAACGGCGGTGCTGCAATCAGTAAAACAACTAGTTATAGCTTAACAAATAACGGTACAATATACGGGTCTACATAATGTCTACTAAATGGTGGTATGGTCATAACGAGTACAATACTAGGGCAGAAGCTGATCAAGCAGTACTAGATATGAGAGACTTGCTAGATAGTCAGCCTAATGAATATGTTTCAGTAACTCCTGTTACACAAGCTGACAACGGCGGTTGGCTTATATCCGATGATGCCTACACAGATAGTGAAATACTAAACTTAGATACTTCAGGATACTACAACGTCACCAATCATTTTACAGGTGAAACCTTTGTAGGTCTGGCAGGTACGGATGTAGGCGCTAAGATAAGCGAAGGTAAACGTATTTATGCTCAGCAATACGAAGTAACTCTTTTAAGGGAAATAAGAGATCACACCCCTACAAATGTAGATATGTCTGTCTACTTAGACTAAGGAATATAGTTAATGCTATCCTTTGCAGCGCTATCAGAAACAGCAATAGCAGAATCCACTACGGTACTTGATGCTAGTGCCTATATGACAGGTGCCACATCTACGGCATCTGCAGGTACGCTTGGATATGACGCTAAGGCAAGCATTACTAATCCTGCAGCTACTGGTACTACATCTGCAGGTACACTAGATTATGATGCTAAGTCTAACACAACCCTACCTGCAGCTACAGCCACAACAAGCGCAGGTATTGTAGAAGCTAACCCACATGAAGACTTAGGTAGTGTATCAGCAGCCACATCTGCAGGTACTCTAAGCTATGACGCTAAGGCGAGTATTGTATTACCTGCAGCTACAGCGACATTTGAGCTTGGTATCGAGTTTGACGCTAAAGCTAACATCACTCTTGATGCAGCTACAGCAGACGCAGACCTTACAGCAAATGACTTTGCAGACGAAGACGCTCAAGCAAGTATAACTATAACAGGCGTATCCGCAGCCACAACAGCTAACTGGGACACCGACGATGGTATATACGCAGTGCAGGTTGTCTTTGCTGCTACAGACTTTGAAAGAAAGCGCTGTGTTAATATTGTGCCATACGGCAATTACAAAGTTTATGTTACACGATAGGATATTATAATGTCGTATAAATGGCCTGACCTAGACCCAAACGAAGTACAAGCATACAGTGTTGATTGGTCACGTTTCCTAAATACAGGAGATACTATATCAAGTGTTGCATGGCTTGTTAACGGTACTGTCACAGGTAGTTATGTCAACACAGATGGTCTAACGCTTCTGCAACCAACTAACACAAACACAGTAGCAACTGTACGTATTACAGGCGGTAATGTGGGTACTAAGTATAAGATTAGCTGTCGAGTAACTACAGCCGATGGACTTGTGTATGAGCGTGGCATCTTCTTGACTATTAGGGAGCAATAATAATGGCTTATGACTTTCTTGGTTTAGTCAACGATGTAAACAAACGACTTAACGAGGTTGAGCTTACTACAGCTAACTTTCCTAACACCACAGGTTATTACTCTTTTGTTAAGGAAGCGGTTAACTCTTCTATCCGTCACATCAATCAGGAAGAATATGAGTGGCCTTGGAATCACCGTGAAGAAGAGGTTACTCTTACTGTAGGTATCTCTAAGTATCCTTACCCACTAGATGCTAAGACGTTGAACATGAACACGTTCCGCATCAAGCGCAGCGCTACTCACGGCAACTCAACAGTTAAGCTAAAGATACTACCTTACGAGGAATATCTTGACAAATATGTAGATAATGAGTATAACTCTGCAGCAAGTATTCGTAATGTTCCAGAGTATATTGTTAGAACACCTAGCAGAGAACTTATTTTAGTACCAACCCCAGATAAAGAATACGAACTTGTGTACGAGTATTTCCAACTAGGCTATGACCTAGAGTTACACAATGACGTACCTACTCTCCCAGAACAATACAGAAATGTTATCGTAGATGGTGCCATGTATTATGTGTACCAGTTCCGTTCAGACACACAGATGGCAAGCCTATCACAACAGCGTTACGAAGATGGCATTAAGTATCTACGTAGCCAACATATAAATAGAACTAACTATATTCGTGACCGAAGAGTACACTTCTAATGGCGACACAGTGGCAGACATACCCAGTAGAGTTTAGAGGCGGTTTGCTTTCTAACATGAGTTTACTGCAGCAGGGTACTAATGCTGTTGGTTCAGCTTCTGTTCTACAAAACTTTGAAGTAAACAAAGAAGGTGGGTACTCTAAGGTACGCGGCTTTGAAAAGTTTAGCGAAACAGAAATTCCCGGTACAGGTAATGTACTAGGACTAAAAGTTGTATCTTCAGGGCGTTACATCGCAGCACGTAAGGTAGATGCAGCAGCGGTTACAGCCTTATCAGATGTTACTGCAGATGTTAACGGTGCTGTCAGTGCAAGCACTAACGTAGTACTTGATGGTAACGATGGTACGATTGAAGTGGGTATGACTGTTACAGGTACAGGCATCTCAGGTACTGTAAAAGTAGACACAGTTACAGACCAAAACAACATCGTACTAGACACAGCAGTTACAGTTGCAGATGATGTAGAACTTACGTTTGGTAAGATCGGTTCAGCAGATGTAAATAACACAGCATACTACTACAGCACAGGTACTACTTGGAATTTCACTGCTGTAAGCGAGTCAGCAAACGGCGGTAATGTACGTCACGCAGAATATAACTTTGACGGTGATAATAAGATTATATTCGTAGACGGTACTAACTATCCTAGTATCTATAACACGAATGGTAACACTCACACATTCTTAAGTGCATCTAGTAGTAACATTAACACAGACGTACAGGGCGCAGAATTTGTAACTATCTTCAAGCGCACAGCCTTTTTTGCTAAAGACAACCTTCTTTTATTTACAGCCCCGTTTACTGTAGATAATTTTAGTGTTGCTGATGGTGCAGGTAGCATTAGCCTAGCTCATGACATTACAGGTTTAGCTGTTTTCCGTGATCAACTTATTGTGTTTACTACAGACACCATTAGTCGTCTTACAGGTAGCAGCCAAGCAGACTTCAGACTAGACCCTATCACAGAGAAAATTGGTTGCATCAACGGCGATACTATTCAAGAAGTTGGTGGCGACATCATGTACTTATCCGTTGATGGCATTCGTCAACTAAGTGCTACAGATCGTATTGGTGACTTTGCGTTGGACGTAGCGTCTGACAAGATCAAAAAAGACTTCACAGATTTTGTAGGTGGTTCTGCAACTTTTGCTTCTACTATATTTAGAAACAAATCACAGTATAGAATATTCAAGTTTAAGGCTAGTGAAAGATTTACAGTAGCTAAAGGTTTGATCGCTACCAAAAAGACACCACAAGGTTCTGCGGGTATTGAGTGGTCTACACTAAAAGGGTTTAAGGTAAACGTTATTGATAGTGTTTACTCAGGTACTGCAGAAGAGATAGGTTTTGCTAACAGTGATGGTTATGCATACACCATGGATGTTGGTAGTAATCTAGGTATTGCTGACGAGGGTACAGATTTTGAAGAAGAGATTCCTATTGAGGCTATCTTTGAGTCTGCGTATATGCCTATAGGTGACCCTCAAGTCAGAAAAACCCTGTACAAGTCTGTGTTCTATATAGACCCTACAGGTACTATTGACTTAGATTTAAACGTAAAGTTTGACTTTGAGTCTTCGTCACGTAACAACGTTGTTCAACCTAATAAAATAGATATTACATCTACTGCAGGTGGTGTTGCTTTCTTTGGTGGCGGTTTAGCATTCGGAGCAACCGCAAGCTCTACTGTAGGTACCTTTGGTAGTACACTAGAAAAGATATATACTGTAAATATTATAGGCTCAGGTAATACTGTAGCGTTAAGAATAACAGACACAACAACAAATCCAACGTATACTCTGGACACTGCTGTTCTTGAGTACAAGACAAACGATAGACAGTAAGGACGTAACACATGGCAGGTTATCAGCGTCAAGATACAACAGGTCAATTAGCTAACGGCAATCCTATTGATGCCGACATCTTCAACGATGAGTATGATGCTATTGAATCCGCATTTAACGCATCGTCAGGACACACTCACGATGGTACTGCAGGTGGTGGTGCGCCTATTGAGAGTATTGGCCCTAGTCAAGAACTAGAGGTCACAAGCGCTGCTGTGTTCCCAAAGAACAACAATCTTATTGATCACGGTAAAACAGCACTACGTTGGAAAGACGGCTACTACGGTGGTACTGTATACGCTGAAGACGCAGTGATCAACGATGATGCTTCTGTAGGTGGCGATCTTACTGTTACAGGAACAACTACACTTAACGGTAATACTGTTGTAGGTGACGCTGCTACAGACACTGTTACAGTAAACGCGGATGTTGCGTCTAATCTTATACCAGATGCTACAGGTACTCGTAACCTTGGTTCTAGCACGATGGAGTGGAATGACATATTCATCGACGGTACTGCCACCGTTGACACTCTTACTGTAGACGAGAACGCTACTGTAGCAGGAACACTAGATGTAACTGGCAATACAGGCATTGATGGTGACTTCGATATTGCCACAAACAAATTTACGGTGGCCTCTGCTACAGGTAATACTCTTGTAGCAGGTACACTAGATGTCAATGGTGCCACTACTGTTGTTGGTGATGTAGATATTACAGGTGACACAGACATCACAGGTAATGGCCTAGTATCTGGTACCTTTGACGTAGGTGGTGCCACAGGTATTGACGGTAACTTTGACATTAACACAGACAAGTTTACCGTAGCGGCTATGACAGGTAATACAGTTATTGCTGGTACCTTAGATGTCGGCGGTGCCTTTGGCATGGACGGTGACTTTGACGTAAATACAAACAAGTTCACTGTTGCTGCAGCTACAGGTAACACTGCTATTGCAGGTACCTTAGACGTTACTGGTAATCAGACAAACACAGGTGACCTAACTGTTAACGGCAATACTGTTTTGGGTGATGCTGCTACAGATACAGTTACGCTGAATGCAGATGTTGCATCTAACATCATCCCAGATACAACAAGTACGTACACAATCGGTGATTCGTCTAACTACTGGTCACACGGTTATATAGACGCTATCACTACTTCTGGTGATGTAGGTGTAGGCGGTGACGTAACAATCACAGGTGATCTAACAGTACAAGGTACAACAACTACAGTTAACTCTACTACTGTAGAGATCGCAGACTTGAACATCGAAGTTGCATCAAACGCAGCTACAGCAGCAGCGGCAAACGGTGGTGGCCTTACTGTAGGTGGTGCAGATGCCACTCTTACTTACGATTCCACTACAGATCGTTGGGATATGAACAAAGACCTAGAGGTTGCAAACGTATATGCAGACCTTACAGGTGATGTTACAGGTAATGTTGACGGTATTATTGGCGGCACTACACCTGCTGCAGTTACAGGTACAACAGTTCAGTTTAACACAGGTTTGACAGACGGTACCATTACGATTGATGGTTTTGTAGACGAAGATGATATGACATCTGATAGTGATACAAAAGTACCAACACAACAATCGGTTAAGGCTTATGTAGACGCTGCAGTGGCAGGTGACGGCACAGGCGATATTGAGGTAGACACAGTTGATGCAACCACTATTGATTTAGGCGGTGGTACAGGTTGGACTATCACAGCCAACGGAACGACACTAGAGTTTAAATATAACGGCACAGTGCGATTTAAGATGACAAGCACTGGTACATTCCAAGCAGATGATGATGTAGAAGCAGAGGCATTCTAATGGCCCTACAGAACTCAGGTAAGATCACTTTAAAGGACATCCAAGGAGAGTTTGGCGGTACTGCCCCTCACTCTCTTAAGGAGTACTACGATGCTGCTAGTGGTGTACCTGCTAGTGGTACTATTAGTATTAAAGACTTTTACGGAGTACAAGATACCACTGTTCTTACATCAGCAGCCTTGGTTAACGGTAAATCTAACCGTAAGCAAATTACTGCTTCTAGCTTTATTAGCGCGGGTGAAATTCTTGAGATACCTGCTAACTTCTACGTCTGGTCTGATAGCACTTCAACAGCAGCCCTAACAGTAGACATACCTTGTACAATCCTTAACAAGGGCTTTATTATTGGCAAGGGCGGTGCGGGTGCAGTTATCAGTGTATCCACCGCAGGTGGCGGTGGCCCTGCTATTAACGTTACGTCTACAGGAGTTACAATTACAAACGAGTCAGGCGCTTACATCGCGGGTGGCGGTGGCGGCGGTGGCGCAGGTAACTGGCAAGGCGGCGGCGGTAACGAGTACGGTACAGGCAACCGTGCAGGTGGCGGCGGTGGTGCAGGAGGTGGTGCGGGCGGCACTGGCTCTTTCCCTAACTTTAACGACACTAGGGCGGGCGGCTCTGGTGGCGCTCTTGGAGCAGCAGGATCAGCAGGTCAGTCTGGTGGCGCTGGCGGTGGTGCTGGCGGCGGCGGTGGAGGCGGCGGTGGCGCAGGTGGGGGCGGTGGTCGCATCCTTCCCGGTACTGGCGGTGCGGGTGGCTCTGGCACCAACGCAGGTGGTGTAGGTGGCGCTGCAGGTAACGTAGGTGGTAATCACAATTCTGGTAACGAGTGGTCATCTGCTGCAGGTGGCGGCGGTGGTTGGGGCGCACGTGGTGGCTCTGGCGGTAGTATTATTAGTGGTAGCTACGGTTCTTACGGTTCTGGTGGTGCTGCAATAACAGGAACATCTCGTACGCTTACTAACAACGGAACCATATACGGTACTACATAATGTCTAAGTTAGATATTTGTAAAGCTTGTGACAGATATAAAATGGGTATCTGTAAAGAGTGTGGCTGTATAGTAAGACTTAAAATACTAACCTCAGAAATAACTTGTCCTTTAGGTAAACACAATGTCGCTTAACTTGACACCAGAAGAGCTAGAAGATATGCTAGATAGAGCAGCAAGGCGCGGTGCTAAAGAGGCACTTAAGTCTCTTGGGTTGTCTGATGATGATGCACCTAAAGACTTACATGAATTGCGTAGCATACTTGAAGCATATCGTGACACAAAGAAGAGTATCTGGAATACTGCAGTAAGAATATCTACAGTAGCGCTGCTATCATTTATAGCTGCATCTGTGTGGATGCAAATAGGGAATAAATAATTATGGCTAAGAAGTTTGCAGGGTTTAAGCCTGAGACACTAACAAATAAGATTCTACCTGCGCTAGGATACAACGGGCCTACTGATGATAAGTCTATCAACCAGTTCCTAGCATCTAACCCTGCGGCTGCAGCTAAGATGGGTAAGTACACACTAGCAGCTAGACGTGCCGTTGAGGGTAACCCTGTTAAAATGGCTGCAGGTGGTATGGGTAGTGCCTCTGCGATGACAAAGGCTATCACTGCTGATCCTAAGAAGCTCGTACAGAGAGCGCAAGTAACAGCAGATGATGGCGGTGCAGCAGCACAAGTAGACCCTATGGCAGGGCAAGCAGGTGCAGCACAACAAGCACAGGTAACTCAAGCTCAACCTGCGGCAGCAGCGGAAGCAGCGCCCGCTCAACCCGCAGCACAAGTTCAAGCCTCACAAGCAGCACCTGAAGTAGATAAAACACTACAGCAACAGCAAGCAGCACAAGGTCAAGTAAGCCAAGATGCTCAGATGGAAGCTGCACAAGCTGATCCTACACAAGCCGCTTCTCTGCAGCTACAAGCAGCGCAAGGACAGGCTGCACAGGTACAAGGTGCGCCAACACGTCAGTTAGAAACAGGTGAGCTTATTGACGGCTCTGCTGTAGATCAACAAAAAGTTCAAGACATCTACGGCGATGAGAAGCTAGAGGCAGCTACAGTCTCTGGTGAGCTAGAGAGCCTGATGGAAGACTTTGAGGGTGGCAAGACACCTCCTTGGGCAGCAGGGGCTATGCGTAACGCTAACGCCATGCTTGCAGCGCGTGGCATCGGTGCTTCGTCTATGGCAGGTATGGCTGTTGTACAAGCGGCTATGGAAGCTGCACTACCTATCGCACAGATGGATGCCAGCAATAAGCAACAGGTAGCCATGGAATCTGCCCGTCAACGTGCGCAGTTCCTAAACATGGAATTCACTCAAGAGTTCCAAACTAAAGTACAGAACGCTGCTAAAATCAGCGAGATTGCTAACATGAACTTTACTGCTGACCAACAGGTGGCACTAGAGAATGCACGTATGGCACAGACCATGAACCTAGCTAACTTGGATAATCGTCAAGCTAAGGTTATGGCTGATGCAGCAACCATGTCTCAGATGGATATGGCTAATCTAAACAACCGTCAGCAAGCACAAGTGCAAAATGCTCAAGCATTCCTACAGATGGACATGACTAACCTGAGCAACGAACAGCAGATGAATATGTTCAAAGCACAAGAGCGTGTTAATGCTTTGATGTCAGACACTGCAGCAGAGAATGCAGCTAAGCAGTTCAACGCTACATCTGAGAATCAGACTAACCAGTTCTTTGCATCACTACAGACACAGGTATCTCAGTTCAACACAGAACAGAGCAACGCTATGTCTCGCTTTAACGCAGGTGAAGCTAACGCTCTAGGTCAGTTCAACGCAGCACAGGCAAACGCACGTGAACAGTTCAACGCTGCAAACCACCTTGTAGTAGCACAGGCTAATGCTCAGTGGGCGCAGTCTATTACTACAGCAGAGAATGCTGCAAACAACCAAGCTAACCGTGATGCTGCATTAGCAGCAAACAACTTGACCATGACAGCGTACAACAATATTGTACAGCGTGAACGTGATACTCTTGCATGGGCTTGGCAGTCTGGTGAGAACGCAGCACAAAGGGATGCTAATATTGCTATCGCTAAGATTAACGCTGACAAGTCTGCTGGTGATACTGACGACATCGGCTTGTCAAGTGCCGCAGGTATCTTCTTGGGGCAAATCGCTATTAACGCCGCAGACCTATTATTTAACTAATACGGAAAACATTATGGCAGACTATAATCCTTACACAGTAGGCTCATATCAACAAATGGCAGCGACTATGGCTCAGAGTGGCGGTGGTCGAAACATGAGTGGGCTTGGCGCTAGACCTAGTAACCAAACAGATACGCCAACAGGTACAGTAGACTTTACTACTATTGATCCTACTACAGGGACGCAGATAGACGTAGCTACTATTGACTTCGGTGACGGTGGAGATAGCACACCTAATGTTATCTACGCTGCTGCTGCGAATGCTGCCACACAAGCAGGTTCAGTCTTCGCACCACAAGGACCGATGGCTAATGCTATCAACCTGTACTCTATGCCTAACATGGTAGAGTCTGCATCAGACTTTGTTTACCGTGCAGACCGTGACGATGCTATCACATCTGCTATCAGTGATGTACAAGCAGAAGAGCAAGAGCAAATCAACGCAGCTATTAGTTCTGTCAACAGTGCTATCACCATGGGCAAGACAGATGCAGAGATTGCTGAAGCGTTCCTGAATGACATGGGTGGCTTTGGTAGTGATAAGCCTGACGAGACTGGTGGTTTCGGCGTACAAGGCACAACACTTAAAGATGTCACAGATACACAGCAAGGCTTAATGTCTAACCCGCAGCCTTTGTATGATTTCGCTGAAGAAATGGCTAACCCTAGCATCACTAAGTCAGAGTTACCACCTATGTCACCAGATGAACAGGCCGCACTAGGTGAAGCTATCCGTAAAGCAGCAGAAGATGGTACACTATCTAGTAAGCTAAGTAACATCCAGTTTGTAAGTTTAGATGGTGATAGGACTGACCCCTCTTATTGGGATAGAGTGTTTGCGGGTGAGACTGACCCAGAGACAGGACAAACAATTAAGTCTGCAGATGATGTAGCTAATGAGCGTATGTCTGAGATGGCATCACAAGGTTTGATGTCACGCCGTATGGATGGTAAAGACGGTGACTTGGCTGCGTCTGTTGCTCCTTTTAGCGTAAGCGAAGACGAGCTATACAACTTTGCTAAAGAGGCTTACCCTGACAATGATCTTGCAGCAGGTGCTTTACTAGCCACTATCGAAGCTGAAAGTGCAGGTGGTGACACTATGCTTGAGAGTGGTAACTATACTAAAGAAGCTGCACTTCGCGTTGCAAATCAAGGCGAGTTTAAAACAGCAAGAAAGAAAGAAGTAGAAAAGATTTTCAAAGACCCTGATCTTACCTATACAGATAGTAAGGGTAGAACACGCATGACAAAAGAAGGTCAAGTTAAGTTCTTTAATATATACTATAACGACAAGTACCGTGGCGAAAATTACAAACTAGGTAATACAGAAGAGGGGGATGGCTTTCGTTTCCGTGGACGTGGGCCAATCCAACTCACAGGTAAAAACAACTACAAGAAGTATGGCGACATGATAGGGGTTGATCTAGTTCAAAACCCTCAACTAGTGGTCACTGATAAAGATGTAGCTCTTGCTGTCACTAAGGCGTTTATGAAGGACAAAGGCTTAGATAAGGTTAGCTCTGCTAAAGGATTGAGAGATATTGTAGGTCACGCGGATGATGCCAAGCTAACTAAAGCAAAGGCACGTTGGAAGAGAGCGCAAGAAATAGAACGTCAGATTATGCGTGAAACTTCACCACGCCCCGTGCTAAGGCCAGAATAATGTTAGGATTACCCCTAGAACTCATCACCATGCTAGGCTCCACTGTATTAGGTGGGGTCATGAGCATTTGGGGCCAGAGTATAAAGGCCCGTCAAGCAGAGCAGAAGATGCTACTAGAACGTGCCAACGCTAATGCAGGGTTTGTACAGCAAGCACGTGAAGCAGGTAAGACAGATAAACACTTCGCATGGACACGAAGACTTATTGCACTATCTGCTGTATTTGCTATTATTGTATTACCAAAACTAGTCGCTGTGTTTTACCCAGAAGTCGGCGTATACGTAGGATACACTGAGATTCAGACAGGGTTCTTCGACTTTATCTTTGGACCGGGTGAAGAAGTCATCAAGTGGAAATATGCACAAGGCTTCGTTATCACACCACTAGACACACATATTGTTTCAGCAATCGTAGGTTTGTACTTCGGTGCAGGATTTACTAAATAGGATACTACCATGCCAATAGCAGGACCATTTGATAGACCAATTCCCGGCGAGTCACTGACAGGTGAACCCGGCAACAACCCGTGGGAACAACCCGCACAAATGTCAGACGCTAAAGAGGTAGCAGTATATTACCTAAAGCGTTTGAACAACGATGATATTATCAACGACTTTGCTGCCATGCTTGAGGCAGGGGCAACGCTATCACCTATCGTAGAGACTGTATATCTACAGGGTGTTATGCGTGGGCTTCACTCACTAGACGCAGGACTCGTTGTAGCTCCTGTCATTCACCAGTTCTTGAAAGCAGCTATTGAAGACTTGGGCGTTACAGTTCGTGACACAGGCGACGATCCTCAGAAGAAAGCTGAAGATGCAGAGATGCAGCGCTTCTTGATGGTTGCTAACTCCATGCTTGATAAAGAAACAACGGAAGCTCCTGATGCAGGAGAAGAGATGATGGAAGCGATGATTGCTACGCAGGAAGGAGAACCTGCAGAGGAAGAGGCACCGCAAGAAGATAAGCCAACGGGCTTGATGGCGAAAGGTTAATATAATGGCATTTGATCGTGAGGCATTTTTAGCGGGATTCTTAAACCAAGTATCTTCTGGTATAGCACAGAAGCGCGAAGAAGCAGAAGAGTACAAAGAGAAACAAGAAGCTGCGTTTGAACGTAACCAAAACCTTATCCGTACACGTAACGCACGTGCAAGTCAGGCTGTTAATCTAGGTCGTCAAGCACTAGAGTATTTACCAGAGGGTGGTAATTCTAAGGCGATGGTACGTACAGCCATGGCTTCTGGTATGACAGGCATACAAGAGTTTCGTGATAAACTAGCTAACGCACACGCTGAAGCAGGTCTTTCTGCAGGTGAGCGTCTATCTATCAACGATGTAGAAGCTATCATCAGTATGCCTAACATTCCTAGTATTGACCAGTCTCTGATTGATATGTCGTTAGAGCAGTTCGCTAAAGAGACATACGGTGTATCAGCTAAAGCAGCGCCAGTGACTGAAGATGAACCTAGCTTGATCGGTCAACTCTTTGGTGTTGGCGCTAAGGATCGTGTCAAGCGTGAGCTACGTGAAGAGCAAGCCTTTGAAGGTATGTCTATCGCTGATGTAAATGCTGCAGCACGGATGAATGAGTTCAATTCTCTTATTCCTAACGCTGTCATGTCATTCTCAGAGATGGAACGCTTCGGGCGCAATGACGGTATCAAGTTCTCACGTACTATCGCAGACGAGTATGATACTGCAAAGGTAAGCAGAACAGCAGATGATGCAGCACTGAAAGCTAGAACTGCTGTGCTTGAAGCTTACGAAGCTCAACCCGGTGTCAACGCACCAGAAGAAGAACTAGAACGTGCAGAAGAGATGGCACGTACAGCTTACGCTCAAGGTGTTATCAAGCGTCTGATTGAAACAGAGGCGGGTATCTACGGTGAGATGCTACTGAATAACAGTATAGCTGCAGCCCAAATCAAAGAGCTTATGGGTGAATCTTACTACTTTAATCTTTATGACGACTACAACCCTGTCACAGAAGAAGAGAAAGAAGCTGTAGGACTAGGGCTAGGACCATCAAGTAGAAGTGGTCGTCGAGGTATGAGAGAGCAAGAGGAAACTACTACTCCAGAAACAACAGAAGAAACCCCAACTACAGAAGAACCTGAAGTAGAACCTGAAGAACCTACTGTTACAGAGGATGAAACACCTGCTGCAGATGGGCGTTATCCGTCACAAACAAAAAAAGTTAAACCTATTAACTTGGATGAAGCTCCGGGTTTCTTCCCACTATCTGAATATCGTAAGTGGAAGAATGACAACGAAGGTAAGTATGACTTAGAGACAGGTGATCCTATCTACGTAAGACCTAGACCCCCAGAAGGTGGGCCTAAGAAACGCTACCCATTATTCCCCGGCTCAACGTCATCACGTAAGACAGAGCCTATGACAGATGCAGAGTACTGGGATATGCAACATGCAGATACGCATGAAGCTACAGGTTATCCTAAAGGCGCAGAGTTTATAGAGTAAGGTATTTAGATGGACTATTACGAAGTACAAAACTTCATGAACAACTTGGGTGTCTCAGAGCGTAAACCAGAAGAACCACTTACGTTTGACCCTGATGTGTCTCTTACTGTTGATGATCTTAAAAGTAACTACCAGTACGTTAACCCTATCCGTGAATACATGATTGCGCGTAAGGGTGTTGACTACAAGAATAAGTCAGACGAACAGGTTGTTGATGATTTCGTTAAGCAGATGCGTTACTTCAACGCTAACACTGTATCAACAGCAGGTGAGGTACGTTTCGTAAGTAAAGCTAGTGAACGCCAGAAAGAGGCCGCACGTAAAGCTTACCAAATCTACGATCAACTTGGTAACGTCTTTGTCAACGATGGCTTGATGGGTGCTGTGTCTGGTGTAGGTGACTACGTATTTGCTGCAGCTAAAGACCCTACTAACTATCTAGGTTTACTTACTGGTGGTATAGGACGTGCAGCAGCAGCAGGTGCGCAGGTAACAGGACGTACGGCTGTTAAGGCTGCAGTACAACGCGCAGGACGGGAAGCCCTTAAGAGTGGTGCAACTAGGAAAGCAGCACAAGACGCGGCACGTAAGGCAGGTAAAGAAGCAGCAGCACGTGCAGCAGCGCAGGGTATGTCAACACGCCGTGTCAAAGGTGTGTACGACACTGTATATGGCAAGGTAGCAGAAGAAGCTAAACGTGCTATGGCTAAGGATGCCATGAAGTCTAAGCAGAAAGAGTTGTTCGAGACTGCAGCAACACGCTCACTGAAACAGACTGTAGCACTTGATGCTGTAGCGGCTGTGTATCAGGATGTAGCAGCCCAACAAGTTCTCTTGGATGTAGGCGCACAAGAAGAATATAGCAAAGCACAGACCGCTTTCTCTGCTCTCTTAGGTGGTGTAGCAGGTGGCGCTCAACTAGCAGCACGTAAGTTTAATCCTGACTCTGGATTAGCAGACACTCGTACAGAAGTAGAGAAGCTTGCTGAGAAGACTATCGAAGAGTATGCACCTATCCTAAAGAAGAAGGACACTCCTGCAGCAGCAAAGGCTATACGCAAGGCTGCAGACAAGTGGAACGCTAAGGTAGATAAAGGTCAGCTTGGTAAGGGTGTGATTGATGATTCTCAGCTAATCAAAGAGATCATGTTCGGTGATGAACCCGGGAAGATCGGTGGCCTTGCAGGACTCTTCAAAGAGAAGGGCTACAAGATTGGTAAAGAGATTCACATTTCTGATGTCATGACAAACGTAGCTAACTCACTTACACCCAAAGAACTTGAAGAGATCAACAAGGTTATGGGTAAGCATACAGGCTTCCAGTTCGGTGACCTTACAGGATCACGTGTTAAGCTTGGTGATCTTATGGCTGCACGTATGAGTGAAGCAGGTAAGACACTTAACGTTGCATCTCAGATGCGTAAGCTACTTGATTCAGGGCTATTAGCTGCAGAATCTAAGATCAAAAAGCAAGCTGATTCGATTGACGAGGCTGAAGAGAAAGCAGCTAAGGCTGCATCACCTCTACGCTACGGTCAGTCAGTATGGAAACGCCTACTTGTTTCATCTCCTGCTACTACCGCTTTGAACGTTGCAGGTTTTGGTCAGTATTACGTAGGTCAGACTATCGCTGACTTGTTTAGTTCTACTGCCTTGATGACACAGGGCTTGGCTCAGATGACTGTCAATCGTGCAGCAGCACAAGAGAGTTTCCGTCAAGCCCGTGCGCTGGGTACACTACAGGTGCAGAAGATTCGTAACCTACTAGACCCTTACACCACACACGATGCGTACATGAACTTCCTTAACGATCCTGACAACGAGAAGGTACGCAAGATGTTGTTTGAAACCTTGTCAGGCGGTGTCGAGGCAGGTGCTAAGCGTAATGGCCTAGACCCTAACAACCCTGCATTCCGTAACGTAGAAGCTTTCACAACAGCGATGAACCAGATCACAGGTGTACGTATTCAGGATACCTTTACTAAGTCACAGATGTTCATGAACGAGATGGACAAGTACCTGCGACTCAAGAAAGGTACGACTCTGAAAGAAGCACTACTATCTGACGAAGCTTTTGATGAAGAGGTTATTCAAGGCGCACTAGATACAACACTCAAGTCTGTATTCTCTAAAGACTACACTACAGATGAACAGCCAGAGCTTGTACGCCAGTTAGCAGGTGGTGTTGAATACTTATCTAACCTACCGGGATTTGGTACGATTCTACCCTTTGGTCGTTTCTTCAACAACGTTCTAGCTACAGCATACCAGTGGTCACCACTAGCTGCGCCAGAGCTACTGATGAAACCTTTCTACAAACGTGCAGTAAAAACAGAGCCTGATCTAACAGAGATGGAAGCTTACTCACGCATGGTGGTAGGTACTACTGCGCTTATATTAGCCATGGAGTATGACACAGAGCGTAGAGAAAAAGGTTTAGGTGTATTTGATGTAGACGCAGGTGGCGGTACTATCATCGACGCTAAGAACACATACCCATTCTCAGCATTCCTTGCTGCAGGTCGTATCCTTAACATGAAGCGTAACGACGAGAACGTACCACCAGAGTTGCTACAGGAACTAGGTACACAGTTGGCTGTTGGTCAGCTTGCACGTGACGCACAGTTCGGTAACGACATGAACAATCTACTAGACGTGCTTATCAACGCAGACGAGGGCGCACGTGGTGCATCTATTGATGGCTTTGCTAGAGTGTTCGGTAACTTTGCTGCGGGTTTCACACGCCCACTAGACGCAATCAACAAGACAGTTGGTTTCGCCATGGGTACTGACACAGCAAAAGATGTACGTCAGGCTGATACCATGGGCTTGTTCACTCAGTCAGCTACTAAGTACTTCGACAATATCCTTGAGGCGTTCATCGACAAGACGGACACCATCACAGGTGAAGACTTGCGCGTAGCTACAAGAGAGGGAGATGTCTACGATGCTAACCCGTTTGCTAGAATATTCGGTCTTACAATCAAGCAAGGGAGAACAGCCGCAGAAACCGCATACTCCATGTCTGAAATGCAGCCTTGGACTGCCAACGAGCGCTCAAAACTTCCTGCGTATGATAGAGCCTTCAACGCCATGCTTGCGCCGTTGCTTGAAAGACAAACGCAACTTCTGTTAAACAGTGATGAGTTCCAGAAAGGTGACTTGACTGCTAGACGTGCCATGCTGAAGAACGTAATGCGTGGTGCTAAGAAGCAGATACGTGAACGCATGGACAAGGGCTACACCACAGGCGAGAACGTCAAGCTCCGCATGATTGCCAAGGCTAATAGGATAGGCGACAAAGAGATCAGACGCGAAGCAGCCAAGGCCATGAAAGAAAAGTTTGGCATAGATGGTAGCTTAGACGACTACACATTCGCAGAGCTAGACCTGTTTATGGAATACGCAGAATTTCTCAACGAAGCTTACAAAGAAGCATCAACATTCTAAAGAAAGAGGGGCCGAATGGCCCCTTTACTTTTTTATACCGTGACTGTCTGCCGCTAACCTAGCCCACATCATAGCCTCTATAAGTCGCTCCCTTGCGTTCTCTCTTTGCTCACACTCATACAAGTTATCAAAGATGTAAGTGTCCAGATTATTTACTGCCTCACGTAGACCTGCGCTGAACTGCTTCTTCTTAGCTTCAACAAAGTCGTGCGCTTCTAGTTCAATCTTTTTCACTCTTTACTTTCCTTAGATATTCTAGCGCCATGCTGACGCCTATTAGAGTATCCCCTAGCATTCCTATGCCTCTGTTACAAGGGTCACATATGTGGCCTCTGTATTCGCCTGTTTCGTGGTCGTGATCTAGCACTAGCTTACCCATACGTGTATCTTCTGCAGCTACCCCACAACACTCGCAATTACCATGAGCTTTATGTCCATGCTCTTTTTGTAA